AGATCTCATTACCCAACAATTAATAAACAAAGTGGTAAAAAGGTATCTATGACAATGGAATTTTATAAAGAAAAGAAATGAAACAGTTAAATAATTACATAATAGAGAAACTTCATCTTAATAAAGGTTTAGTAAATTATAATTTTACTGATGGAGATACAATTATGTGTATATCTATAACTGTAAATGATACATTTAAAGAATCTCAATTAAAGATTTATGAACCTTTTACATTTAAAAAGATAGATGATAAAAATAAATTTACATATATAACAGGTTCAGGTTCACCAGTAACTCAAGAAGTATTTATTAATAGTAATAATTATTATGAAAGTACATTTAAATCTATAGATAATAAATTAAAAGGTATATTTATTCCATTAAATGAAGCAATATATATTTTAGAAGGATTATTAAATAATACTTTTAAAAGAAAATCATTAAAAGATTATTTTGACAGAAATGATGATGATTTATTTAAATATCCTTTAAATGATCTTTTCAGTATTGATGGAGATATTCCTAGATTATTAAAATATTATAAAAAGAGAAAAAAATGAATAATTTAAGTCAATATATAATAGAGAAACTTCATCTTAATAAAAATATAGTTGTTAAAAAAAATAATGGAATAGATTATGATGAATTAATTGATTTCATTAGTAAATATATTTTTAATGCTATACAAACTTATAATAGAGGTAATGTTAACTCTATAAAGGAAATGTTAAATACAGATAGAAAATATATTATTTTAGCTACTGATATACATAAGAAAATTTGGGGTGCTGATGAAAATAGATTTCCTTTTATAGAATATATATCAAGAAATGAAATTGAAGATTTAATGCTTCAACATACCAATAATTATTATTTAGGCGGAGGCATATATTTTTGGTATGATAAAAAAGATGGAGAACATTATTCAATAACAATTAATGATAGTGACTTCAATGATTTTGATAGTGGATTTGGTGATCCTATAATAATTAAAAAGATATGAAAAAGATTAATACATATATAATAGAAAAGCTTCATCTTAATAAGAATATTAAATTTGAATCTGATATAATTGAAAATATATCAAACTATGTAAAAGATAGATTAAAAAATTCTGAATTTAAAGAGAATGATCTTTTATTTAGTTTTGATAGTAATAGAGAAGCTATATATATCAGAATAATGAAAAATAATTCTAAAGATAGAGTTTCAAGACTTTATGATTTAGTCAGAGAAATATTAAAAAGTAATAATACATATAAATCTTGTTATGTAGGAATAAGATATTTACAAGGTAAAGAAGCTGTTGAAATTGGATATCATAGTATTGTTTCTATTGATGAAAAACTTAAACTTAACAAAGATATTGAATTAACTGATGAAAGTGAATTTAATGTTGGAGATAAATGTTTACGCGTATATGATTATGGAGATTTCATTGTAATAGGAGTTGTTTATATAGATAAAAATGAATATGGAAAATTAGGATATCATTTCTTTACTGGAGATAGACAACATGAAATAACAAATCTTCCTTATGAAGTAAAGAAACATGGTTTATTTATAACAAATAATATGATGGTTCCTCAATTTGTATTAAATAGACAAAATGGTTTAGAAGTTCTTGATAAAATTAAAAAAGATACATTCCATCGATTTACTTTCAATTCTCTATTAAGTAAACGAGGAAAACCTACAGTAGTAAAAGAGAATGGAATATCAGAAATAACAGATAAGAAATTAGATGAATTATCTAAAGAATTGAAAGGGGATTAAATAAATTAATCCTCTTTTTCTATATTATAATATATATATTATTATTTTGATATGTACGTAATACTTTATTCAATAGTTCTTATTGGATTTTTTGGTTTCTTACAATTTATTATAAGATTAATCAGAGAGAAAAATTCTGAAACTTATATAGAAGAAAATAAAGATATAACTATTACAAATAAACATGATTCTGAGTATTATTGGTATAATAAACCTCATTATCATGTTATGTCAAATGGTGAAAAAATTAATCTTCCAGATTATATAACATGGAATGATTGGAAAAATCTTGACAGAGTAGGTAGAATTCATCTTTGTATACAATTAGAACATAGAATTTTATCAACAACTGATAAGAAAAATAATATTTCTATTGAAGAAAATAATTAAAAATCAATAGAAAAGGATATTTTTATATATAAAAAGATTTTAGAGAGATTAGATGGCAAGTTTAGTTACTACTAGTGCAATAAATGATGATAGAATTTTTATATCAGGAGATTATGCATATTTAAGTAATATGCAATTTAATTTCTATTCTGATAATTCATTTTCATTTTATTTTTCATGTAATATGTCAGGATCACAATATATAAGAAGAATTACTATTAGAGTTGAAGATAATGATGGTACATATAGATTAATGTATGAATTTGATCTATATTATCAAAATACATCATCATTTACATATTCTGGTGGATCTCCAAGTAGTATGTCTTCATACTTTTATTATGATTATAATGTATTATCAGGAAATGTAGAAATAGATATTGAAACAAGTAGTGGTTCTAATGGTATAGATTTAAGTTTTACTAAACCACAAGATGAACAAGCAACAATAACAATGAAAAGATCTAATGGTTCTGCTGTTTCATCTATTCCATATCAAGAAACTGGTTTATATTTTAGTGTTGTTAGAACTGTTTCTGCTTCAAATGGTGGTAGAAGTATTTCTAAATATAAGATAAGTGCAGGATCAAATGTTTTAAATTATTTATCATTAACTAGTGGAACACAAATTATTAATAGTAGTAATTATTATACTTCATCACAAATACAATCACCAAGATATAAAAATAATTTAAATTCATCAAGTAGTAATACACTAATAACTATATATATTTATGGATATGATTCTAATAATAATCAAATATCTTCTAAAAGTCAATCTTTCACATTAATTGGTCCTGAAAGAAGTCCATCTATTAATATAAGTTTTTCAAATAATACATTTTATAAAGGTATTGAAGCTAATATAACATCTACAACTTCAAGAACTTATGCTAGTGGTACAAATGCATCATCAACTGAATTAAATTATTTTACTATTGAAAAATATAATCCATCTTCTTTTTCATTTGATACATATATAACAATGACTGCTATTACTACTACAATAGCTAGATCTCAATATCAAAGATATTCATCATATTATTTTAATAATGGTACTGTTTGGAAAATATTAAATAATTCTCCAGAAGATGCAACTGTAACATATGTTGTTAAGTTTTATAATACAAGTAGTTCTTCTACAGTATTATTAACAAAATATTTTGATTTTGTTTATTCTCATCTTCCAATTGCATTATCTTCTGTATATACAGAATTTTTTAACAATAACCCTAAACAGTTAAATATTGGTAATACTTCAGTAAAAGGTGTATTTGCTGGTAATAAACAAGTTTGGCCACAAATTAATACTGTTGTTTTATCAAATCCAACTTGTTCTACTCAATCAATAAATTATATAGATGTACAAATAAAATATTCTTTTTATGATAGTCAAGGATATCATCTAAAAACTGATCCAACAACAAGTTTACCACAATCTATAACTATATATTATGAAACATCATGGGAAACTGGTACAACATATGGAGGATCAACATGGGAAACAGATATTGATCATGAAACATGGCCTGCTGGTACAAGTTCATTTATAATACAAGATAGTAATTTTAATAGACTTACAGGATTAAATTCAGATGGTAATCTTAATGTATTTATTGGACAATATAATTTTTATATTTCAGGAGGAAATACAGGTCTTACTTCTGTAAAAATTGGCCAATGGAAATTTAATTTATATGATAAAGATAATAAATCAATAAATGTAGGAAGTACAAAAATTTATTGTAAACCAAATGCATTTTCAATAACAGTTTGTACATATCAACCATATAGTGGTTCATCATCATATAGTACATATACATTTCCAAGTCAAAATAATGGTACAAATATTTATGGATATTTCTTAAATAATTATTTTTATGTTCGTGATGATGATAATTTACCAGCTATTCCAGATAATTATACATATGTTAGTGATATTACAACTACAACTAATTTAAATAGACAAAAATGTTTAGGTTATTATCCAGCTGGTTATTTAACTAATACAACTGAATCATCATTAAGTGAAACTTTAAAACAATATTATGCTAATTTATGTTCAAATGATACTTCTAAATTAAATTTATTTAATTATGGAGTAATTAAACCACAACTTACAACATATAGATATGAATTTGGAACAAATTGTAGTTGGTATACAGATAAAGGTGCAACATATGAATGGGATTATGATAATTCAAAATTAGAAGTAACAGTAACTCCTAGTGGTTCAAATTATCAAACAGATTTTAGAATATTTCAACCAATATTTATTCCAAATGAATCAAGTAAAAGTGTTTATATGAGATATACTGGTGAAGATTTTTGGGGATCACAAAGTACAAGTAATCAAATAGCACCATGTGGTATAGATGCAACAGCAACTTGGTCTTTAACAGAATTTGAAGTCGTTAATCAGATGAATTATGTTAATATGAATAAATCAACTAATACAAATTTAGGTAGTAGTAGTTTTACATTAACAATAAAATTAAATGAAAGTAATTCATGGTATTATAATTATTATGATGTACAAACATTTTATTATTTAAAAACAAATATGGTTAAATCCTGGGGAAAATTTAATGATGAAACAAATTCATCTGCAAAATATTATTTTAAAAATTTATCTAAACCTTATGGTACAAGTACTAGTGATTATAAAAAATATAAAGTTTATTTACCTGCATTAAGTGGTTTTAATACTGGCGCATGGACAGCTAAAATTATATATTTAGGTATATTTACATTAAAACCTAAAACAGCATCAGCAACACGAACATATTTAAAACGATAATAATATTATGTATAAAGAATATAATTATTTTGATTTTTTTAGAAGTAGATTAAAATTTGAAAATCCTGGTGATTTTTATAGTATACATATTTTATTTAGAATTAAAGATATTAATGAAAATTCTCCTGAAATATCAAAAGTAATAATAAAAAATAGAATACCAAATATAAATCCATTTATAGGAATTAATGGTACAATAGAAGAATGTTATGATTTTCGTAATACTAGAAGTTTATGTGATTACTTTATATATAGTTTAGAAGATTTTGATATGTATAAAGATGAAATAATTTGTTTATGTAAAACGTTAAATGCAAGAGCTTATATATATGATTATAAACAAAACAATAATCAAATATTAAAAGTAATTAATCATCAGTCAAAAAAAGAAAATATTAAAAAGAATATTAAATGTTTTACAGATAATTTTACTTTATCAGTTATAGATCAAAATGATAAAAAATATCAATTTGATGTTGATGAACCTGAAAAACCAATGTTTGATTTAATGTTAAATGATATTATAAAAGATAATTTATTATATTATATTGAAACTCCTCATGGATATCATATTGTATATAGGGATTATGATCTTAGTATTAAAGAAAAATTAAATGAAATATTTCCTAATAAAAGTATTCATTATTTACCTATTATTTTATTATATGCATATGTAGATATTAAAAATTAAGAGAAATTCTTTTGAATTTCTCTTTTTTTATTCTATATTAATAGTGTAACCAAAAACACAGCATTATGGAACAGAACATCAACATCACTCCCGCCCGCAACACTAACAATACTATCATAGAAAAAGCTACTAAGGAGCTCGAAGACCTCTTTGAGCGTCTTTCTATTCATGAGAAAGAGAATCCTGGAGAGACTTTTGGATATGCAGGTATTCCTTATTGCCTTAAGAGGACTCGTGAGAAGGGTATCAATAAGATATTCTTTGTAGGCCGTGATTATCATGGTAAGTATGAGGATGATTACTGCTACTTCACCTATTGGGATGAGGATTCTAAGGAATTCTTTGAAGATGAGTGGGGTACTTGGGCTGCTTTCCCTCACTATGACCTTTATGAGATGCCTATAGACTTTGGGACTGCCTGGGAAGAGGGTCTCATTGATAAGGATGCTTATCTTGAGTATCAGAAGAAGGTTAATCTCGATTATATCGAGAAGGTTGAGTTTGATGGAAGTATTGCTGAGAACTTCAACCTTAGGGTAAAGATTGAGAAGGGTCGCAAGTGGAAAGGTGAAGGTTATCTGGTAGATGTCACCAGTTCTTCTTATAGGTTCGCAACTCCTATGTTTAGGAATCATCGCGATGACTATGGTATTGAAACTACCTATACTGCAGTCATCTGGGATCCTATCACCAATACTATCAATCGTGCTAATAGGAAGTACGTTGAGTTCATTGACCAGGAACTTATTCTCGAGAGTTATAAGTCTTGGGCTAAGGACCGTATCGAGCATGCAAGGATTATGGATGTCAAGCATAATGGAAACTATAACCGTGGTAGTTTTATCATCGACATCGACTATTCTTGGAATACTTTCTTTGTTGAGGTTTGGGCTCCTGCTCATACTATTGGAGATGTAGTCTCTAGTGCTTATGACCCTGAGATGGAGGAGAAGAAAAAGAAGGAGTCTGAATTCCGTGCTTCTAAGATGCCTGGTATCATCGAGTGGGTGAAGAATAATACTGATAAGAAGGGTGAGGAGATTATCACTCTTGCTCTTCATATCTACAATAAAAATTATGGAAAGTAATGAAACAACGAAAGAGTGATATAAAGAAATATACTTATAATGAGATTCTCAAGATTGCTGATAAAGCAAATTCTGAGAATTCTCTTTATAAGTTATTTGAACATAAAATATATAATGAGATCTATTCTGCTGCAGAAAAAGGAAATTATTATGTAAATATTGATATAGCTGGTTATGATGATAAGTTTATCAAGAAAATTGATAAAGAACTTATGAAATTAGGTTTTAAAACTTCTAGAGTATCTTCTAATGATTATGGAAATGTCATCCATGGAATTTATATCATGACAGTAAATTGGGAAAGAAAAAAGACTAAAGCAGAACAAGAATTAGAACTTATGAAACAAAGACAACCATTAAAATATGATTATAAAATGTATGGAGGTTATGATGAAGATGATGAAATGCCAAGAATATCACAATATAGAATTGGGAGACCCTTTTAAAGTCTCCCAATTTTTTATTCATCTTCTTCAACTACTTCTTCATCTGGAATAGGAACTTCCTCGTCATCATCTTCACATGTCTGTGTATTCTTATGTGAAGTATTATATATATATTTATTTTCACTCCATTCACTTCCAGCCTTTGTAAGACCAGCTGCGGCAAATAATGATGCAACAGCTCCGATAAATCCAGCAGCTTCTCCCATACTAACTGTTATAGTATGTTGGTATATAATATCAACTATCATACCAGCAATAAGTACACCAAGAAGTATCATACCTATAATAGTAGTACATACAAGGAAGAAATTCTTAGAACTTACACCAGTATTACTTGATATAAGTTTCATGAAGAATGATTTTTTAACAGCGCTCATAATAAAATTTTGTAATGCCATTTTTTTATAAGATATAGTTTTGTTTTACTATACCTCGTACTCTGTATAATTAAAAATAAAATCTAAGATAAACTATCAATATATGATAAATAATTTACAGTACCTGGAGTTAAACTACTTGCAGGAGAAGTAAGTCTAATATAAAAATTAAATGCTCCAGGTCTATATATAGCTATTTTTAATCCATTTGTTTTATCTTCAAAATGATATCCAGTTATTCCTCCACTTATAGTATCAGTACTTTTTACAATATCAAATCTATATTCATTAAAATATATAATATTTCCACCTGTATTCATCATTGTTAAAAATTTAGTATCATCACTAACTCTATATGATTTAGATGGGGATTGACTAATTTGTTGAGTTATTACGAATGTATCTTTATAATATTTTCCACTATCTAAAGTTGATGATAAACCAAATTGTAAACCATTTATTTGTACAATTTCATATAAATCAGATATTGTTCCTGATATAGTTATTGTAATATCAGTATTAGAATTTCCACTTTCTGAAGAGAATGTTAAATTCTGTGAAGTTGATGTTATACTCCAAGGAGTATTTCTATTACTAATTTTTATAGTAGGATTATTAGAATCAATTTTAATAATATTTATATAATTATTATTTGAACTTAATAAAATCTCTTTATCATTAATATAAATATCAACTTCATTATATACAGTCCATCCCATTTGTATACCATTATTTCCAGTTGGCCAAGAAGTATTATTATTGTTTTTGATAAATATACCTGTATTAGAAACATTAAATACCCAATTATTTAAACACTCAGTTGCAAATATATTAGTTGCAAGACATTTAATGTAATTTAATTTTGTACATCTATAGAACATATATTTATAACAATAATCTACTAAAGTAATTGCTAATAATACTGGTGCTGATGTGAGACTTGTACAATCACTAAACATATATTGATAACAACCTTCTGCTAATATCATTGCTGGAAGTGCTGGTGCTGTAGTTAAAGAAGAGCATCCAGCAAACATATTAGAATAACAATTTTTTGCTAATGTAGTAGCTGGAAGTGCTGGTGCTGTAGTTAATGATGTACAACCATTAAACATATATTGATAACAACCTTCTGCTAATATCATTGTAGGAAGTTCTGGTGCTATAGTTAAAGAAGTACAACCATTGAACATATTAATATAACAACCTTTTGCTAATTTAGTAGCTAGAAGTGCTGGTGCTATAGTTAAAGAAGTACAACCATTGAACATATTAATATAACAATAATTTGCTAATGTAGTAGCTGGAAGTGCTGGTGCTGTAGTTAAAGAAGAGCATCCAGCAAACATATTAGAATAACAATAATCTGTTAATTTTGTAGCTTGTAATATAAGATTTTGTGCTGATATTAATTTTATACAACCATTAAATAATTTATAAAATATATAATTATTTGATAATGTTTTTAATTTAATATAATCTGTTTCATTAATAAGACTCATTATATTTCCATATACATTAAACTTACATGTTGTTGAAAAATAACTACCATATGTACCAGAACTGTTATCGGCATAATTTGAATTATTACCTTTAAATTGTATTATATCACCTCTATTTACTTGTATACCATTATTTCCTATATTATCTGACCAAATACTTATCCATCTAGTATTATTTTTATTATAAAAAATTAATCTTTTATAATTAGAAGAATTATAACCTACACCAATTGGGTTAGAAAATCTCCATTGTATTTCACCATCTTCAAGAATTTCAAAAGTAAGTGGTTGAACTTCATAATCTGACTCATTATATACAGTCCATCCACTTGGTATGCCATTATTTCCAGTTTGCCAAGAAGTATTATCATTTTTAATAAATGAACCGCTTGATGATACATTTTTTACCCAATCAGTTAAACAATTAGTTGTAGATATATCAGTTGCAAGACATTTAATGTAATTTAATCTTATACAACCATAGAACATTTGGTAATAACAACCACTTGTCAATGTAGTAGCTAGAAGTTCTGGCGCTGAGATGAGATGTTCACAACCATAGAACATTGCATTATAACAATTCTCAGCTAATGTAGTAGCAGGAAGTTCTGGTGCCGTTGTTAAAGAAGTACAACATTCGAACATATTTCGATAACAATAATTTGCTAATATAGTAGCAGGAAGTGCTGGTGCTGTTGTTAATGAAGTACAATTATAGAACATCTCACTATAACACCACTCAGCTAATATAATTGCTTGAAGTTGTGGGGGCGTTCTTAATGATGTACAATTCTTAAACATCCATTCATAACATCCATTAACTAATGTAGTAGCTGGAAGTTCCGGTGCTGTAATTAAACTTGTACAATTAGAGAACATTGCACTATAACAATTTTCAGCTAATGTAGTAGCAGGAAGTTTTGGTGCAGTTATAAGATTTGTACATCCTTCAAACATACCACTATAACATTTAGATGTTACATTATTTGGTAATACAAGATATTGTGTATTAATTAATTTTGAACAATTATAAAAAAATGAATTAAAAACATAATATGAATTTAATATTAAATTAATAAAATTTTCTGAATTAATTAAACTACATATATTTCCAGATATATCAAATGAGCATGTAGAATCTGAAAAAGTTCCAAATATATAATCATAATGATTTTTTTCACAATATTTATTATAATCTCCCTTAAATCTAATTATATCATCTTTTTTAACTTGTATAGTACTTCCTGAAATTGTTGATTCAATTGGTAACCAATCATCACTATTATTTATATTATAATATATTGTATATGTTTGCCAATATGATGGTATAGAATATGTTCCTTCTAGGAGATTTTTTAATTTCCAAATAATTTCTCCATCTTCTAATACATTAATAGTAAATGGTATTTCTGAATAATCATATTGATAAATATTAAATGTCTCTACCTTTTTATCTTCTACATAAAAATCAATATATAAATCTCTAGATTCTTCTGAAGGATATACTTTTATATTAATAATTTTATTTCCATTAGAACTATATGGGCTAACTGATATATATCTTGAGTCATATTCACATTCCCAAGGTTTATTAGAATTAACAGTTAAAGAAAATTCACTTCCATCATAAGATACATAATTAAATTTAGAACTAAGGCTAAATTCTGTTGGTATTTCTGGTTCTGGTATTTCTGGTTCTGGTGTAGGAATAGGTTCATCATAATTATATGAACCAGTATTTATTTTATAATCTGGCCATATTCTTTTTAATTCTTGATCATAATATACAGAACCATCTTCAAGAACTGCTATACCAGGAGATTTAATTTTTTCTCCAGATAATGCTTTTTTTAATTCATCAAGTACACTATATCTTTTTAAGTGAGTATTATTTCCCATATTCTTTTATATATCTTTATATAGTTAAAAATAAAAAATGGACCTTAAATAAGGCCCATTTTAAATATATTATTTTAAATAATTTTATTTTACTATACTAGAATCATCTCCACCACCATATAAATTATCTATTGAATTTGGCTTTCCAAAATTAGAATCATTCATCATAGATTCTTGATTTAAACCAATAGCATAATCAATATTACAATCTATATATGAATATCCTTCATAATCTTTACTTTTATTTATATCTGGCATATTACCATCATTTTGATATTCTATATAATTATTAATAAAATCATTTAAATTTGTATTATCATCATTATATCCAAATGGAGTTATACCAATTATATATCCATCAACTATAATAAATGAATATTCATTAGTTACATTAAAATTACTATTATGTATTATATCTTGTGCCATAATTATTATCAATTATTAATTTATATTAAGCAACCTCATTTATATCACCATGTTGAATATATAATAAACATACTCCTTCTTGAGGTATTTCTTCAACTTCTTCTATTTTATCACCAAATTTCATTATACGAATATCAAAAGTAGAACCACTATCAAAATTATCATAATACCATGTATTATTATCTTTAATTAAACTAGTTAATGCATCAATATTATCTAACATACCATCTCTAGTACCTTTTACTTTAATAGGTTCTTTTAAAAAGAAAATTGGAGATGTTCCATCAGATACTTCAAAAAATTTATTATATAATTCTTTTTTCTTTTCTTCACTCATAATATATTAAATAATATTTATTTATGATACTACTGATTCTTCTACAATACCTGGATTATTATTTGAAAAATATACTTTATTAATATTGAACTTAATAATACCTGTTGTATCAAGGTCAATTTCAACATCTTCAGCATCTAATTCATTATTTACACTATATATCATTCTTGATGAACCTTCGACAAAAACTATCCATGGTTCTTCAAGTTTTTTAGAAGCAATTGCTTCTTTTACTTCATCTTCTGTTTTGTATAAACCAAAATGTTTAAGCATTTTTATAGACTTATTATTTTATATTTAAAAATAAACAATATTAAAAGTTCCAAACATCTATTTCTCCAGAATATATATTACTTTCATAATCTATATTTATATTACTAAATGGATCTGAAATAGCAACCATATCAAGATTTATTGAAGCACCCATATTAAATAAATTACTTTCTTCAGAATTTTCTATAATAGAAGGTTTATTAAGTAATTGATAAGTTTCAAATTCTTCAATAAAATCTTTATATTTAGCAGTATTCTTAAGCATAGGAACTTGACAGAAAGTCATTATAATATCATCATGACCATAAGATGCTTTATAACTTCCATTTCCATTTTTATCTTCAAAGTTCTCAATTTCACCAATTGTTACTAAGTCAGTAATATTAATACTGAATTTTTCAAGTTCAATCTTAAGAAGAGCACATGCAGTTTTCTTATTACCAGCAGTAAATCTAATACCTGGAATAGTCTTACGATTTTTATTATATTGTCCAGGTACATTATCTTCTTCACTTCCTTTCTTATATTGTATAATTCTTGTAGTATCAAATCCTTGAGGATTAATATTAAATCTCCAAGAACTTTCTTTCATATAATCATTTTCATTTAAATCAAGAATATATTGATAGAAAAGAGCTCCATAAGTATTCCATTCAATAGAGAATATACATCTATCATTATTGAATAATTGAGAAGCAAGTAACCAATATTCAAGAGCTGCATGTTCAAGATCAAGTTTATTACATTTCCAATAACCAACTTGTTTAAATTTATCTTTTCCAATAACTTGAAGTATATTAAATACTGTACTATCACTATCTCCTCCACCACCTTCTGCTAAGTCAGCAAGAATAATGAAATATCCAGTCTTTAATTCTTCTAAATCAAAATTAGGATCCCAGAATAAATTATCTTTTTTCTGTAATACAATTTCAAATCCTTCTCTTACTTCAAATAATATTGATTGATCTCTAAGAACACCAAGACATTCTCTTGAAACAAGACATAAATCAGATGCACTAAACTGAGTACCATATTGATAATAGAAAGCTTCTTCACTACCAAGAATACCTATCATCTTATTCTTCCATTCTTCAGTTCTCTTTTCCCATTTCTTTGTCTTAGGATTATAATCAGGAACTTGATCCCAGTCAACTTTAAATGGATGATAAATATTTTTCTTTTCAATAGCAGCTTTATATATCTTATAGAATAAGTTAAATCCATTCTGTGTACTCATTATAGCAACATGAGCATTTGGTTGAGCTGTAACAGTAGGGATAACATTCTGATAGAAAAGTTCTACATCATTCTTAGGACACCAAGCAAACTCATCAAGGATAAGGAAGTTGATAGTTTTACCAAGACCAGCAGTTGGTGAGAAAGCTTCTGTTGTAACTGAAGAGTTATTATCAAAACCAATTTCATGTTGATTCCATTTCATTGTACCAGCCTTAAGATAATAAGGAAGGTTAAGATACATATCTTTAAGTTTTGATAATAAGTCAACACCAGCTGGACCAGATTTTGAAAGAATAAGTCCAGCCATATCTGTATTAAATAATATTACCCAAAGACAGAAAATAGCAGTTGTAGTTGATTTACCACTTTGACGGCAAGAGAGGAAAACAGTAAAGTTATTTTCTTTTAACATATTAAGATAATCAATCTGATAATCTCTTAATTTACATGGTTTTATACCACCTTCTGCTGTTTTTAAATAACATTTACTTGCAAAATATACAGGATCTTCACGACATCTTTTATAATCCTCAACTTCTTCTTGAGTTCTTCTATATACTAAATCTGGTTTAAGTAATTGAACATTCTTACCACAGAAAGGATTAGCTTTTAAAGGTAAACCTTTCTTTAAAGCTTCAACAGCTAAATTAAATGCCTTAGTTGTCCATACAATTCTTTCTGCTGCTTGACCATTTATAGTCTCTTTAACAGGATTGAATTCATATACAAATTCTTTTTTAGGCATAAAAATTTATAATTTTTTATACTATATTTATATATAACAATAAATAAAAAATATGAAAAGTATTGAGAGATATATCTTAGAAGGTTCTAAGTTTGTAGTTTTTGTAATGTGTGGTCTTCCTGGATCTGGTAAATCTACATGGGCGAAGGAAAATCATCCAGACTTGACTATTGTTTCTAGAGATGTAATACGTGCTAAACTTGGATTTACTAAGGATGCAGATGAAAAGGCTGTTCTTACTGCTGGACAAGAAAAGCAAGTAACTACTGAAGAATATTGGCAGATTGCTAAACTTGCTAAAAAGAAGCAGTCATTTATTGTTGATGATACTAATTCTATACCTAAATATAGAAAGGAATTGCTTCAGACTCTTAGAAATTATGGTGCAAAGATAATTGGAGTAAATGTTGAAACTCCTATAGAAGTTTGTATCAATAGACGTCGTGGACAAATTCCTAAAGAAACTATGGAACGTCTTGCTGCTAAGAGACTTCCTCTTAGAAAAGAAGATGTTGATGATTTATTAAATGTGAAGGGCTACTGATAAATCAGTAACCCTTCTTTTTTATATAGTAGTATTTGATATTAGGTAGTTTTCTTAGGTCTACCTCTTTTCTTTGTAGGAGTATTATAAGCATTAAATAACTCCATTATATATTCTTTTTTCATATCATATGAAAGAGAGTCAATAGCACTTGCAAATTCAGGATTCTTAGTATTACTCATACTATTCTTAATTAATCCACGAGTATATACATATATAGTAGAAATAATATTAGCAAATTTATATCCTAAGAAATGAAGAGTATATAAAAATCCTTCTCCACACATACCATTTTCATATTCTGGATAGAAATATACTTTATTAGTAAATTTCTCAAGACATTTTCTTCTGAACATACAACTTTGGAAATGACAAACACTTAACATTGGATTACCATTCTTTAAGTATTCTGTAATTTGTTCATTATTTAATTCAATCATTGTATTAGGAAGAACTCTTTTATCAGAAAGCATTACTGATGAAGAAACAACATCTACATCAGGATTATTATCTAAATATTTTACTTGTTCTTCAATTTTCTGAGGATCTACAAGATCATCACTATCAACAAAACAAATATATTCACTATCTGTTTTATTTAATATAAAGTTATGTGTATTAATATAACCTTCTTGTTCTGTTTGCCATGCGATTACATTACTATTATTATTTTGATAATCAAGTATTACATCAATAGTTTTATCTAATGATTTACCATCACATACTAAGATATTATAATCTTTATATGTTTGTTTTAATAATGAATCAAGTGATGACTTTATAATAGATTGTCTATTATAAACACATACACATATATTTACTCTCTTACTCATATATATAATTTAATTTTATTTAAAATAAATCAGTTAATTTTGGCATAGGTGGGAATATAGGAGGAATTGCAATACCTGTTAATTGTCTTACAATCATAACTGCTTTTGCAATTACATTTTGTGCTTTAACTTGTACAAGTGCTGCTAATTGTTCTTTTTCTGATTCTACTTTTTTTAATACAAGTTTTAATGCGGCATTAGTTGTTTCTGCAGCAGCAGTTCCAATAGCACAACCAAGTGATTCAATTGCAGAGTCTCTCATATTTTCAAGAAAATATGCATAAGAACCTATAAAACCATTAGCTTTTTGTACAATAAGATTTGTATAACTATTTGCTTGAGATACAACCCAATCAGGTCCCATTTTAACATATGCAGTTATTGTACCAATACCAGCTTCTAAAGATCCTAATACTTGGTCTTTAAACTCCATACATTTACCATAACCACCAGTTATTTTATCTTTAATATCATTAAGTTTCTTTTCTTGTTCTTCGTTAAGTAATTTTTTAGATTTTTCTTCTACTTTTGGTTTCTCACTTATAGCTGATAATAATTCTGCAGGTTTCATTATTTTTTGTTGTGTCCAATAACCAACAGATTGTAATACTTTATCACTAATAGCACTTACATCAATTAAATCCATAAATCTATCTGATAAATATGAAGTTATTGCTCCTGTTGCTACTGTTAAACAATGCTGACCTAAATCAACAGTTATTTTTTTAATTAAATCTAAATCAGTAACAGTATTGAATGTAAGTAATGAATCATCAATAATATTATCTACTTGAGAAAATATATTAGTGGCTTCTCCTTTAAGAAAGCTAGAACCAGCATTTAGAGTAACCATTTCTAGATTACCTAATAAATCTCCTGGTAAACCTTCTTTACGTATGTAATTTGTAATTTCTGCCATTAATTTACTTTTGTATTATTTGTTAATAATGATTGTGTATCTGAAAGAGTATCTACACATGCTTGAAATCCTGCAGCAAGAGGAGCTGTATACATACCAGCAACTGAAGAATTCATTAATGTTAAAAAGTTTCCTTTTAATTGCTCAAGTAAATTTACAAGTTTCTGTCCATATATTGCTGGTTCCATTGATTCTGTATTAGAATCACCAATATATACTTTATTATCTTTTATTGTAATATAACCTTCACCAGAATTAATTATAACTTGATTATCAGGAGTTAATTTAATACAAGTATTTTCTCCATTTTTTAATACTATGCCTTCTGATGGACGATAATAGATATATACACCATTTTCTCCAGCAGTTCTAGATAAAAGAACTTCACTTTCTTGATAATCAGATTCATCTTCAGAAATTATCTTCTTACTATCTTCATTTAATTCAAACATTGGAATATACCAGAATTCTCTATATTCTTTATTAGTAAATATCCAAATTTTAGAACCAACACGTAATTTAGAAAATCTCTGATAACCTTGCATAGTTAATGGATATATCCAAGGAAGGCCTTCTTTATTCATTACAGATGAATCAAAAAGTCCTGGACTATCAGCTTTAACACGACCTATATATTTTGGGTCATCAACATCTATTACTATACCAGGTAATACCTTTACATTAGATAAATCCATATTCTATTATGCTTGTGTAGTTTCACTTGATTCTGGTTGTACATCACCTAACATTTCACTATCAATTTCTCCTCCACTTTCTTCACTTTCTGGTGATTCTGATTCTTCTCCACCACCTTCTTCTCCTTCAGCACCAGTTTCTTCTTCTGTTTCTTCTTCATCATTTTCACCTTCAGGATTACCACCAGCTACTTTCTTAAGTTTCTTTTCTTCTTTCATCTTCTTATTAAGTTCAAGATCAGCTTCACTCATCTTAAGATATTTAAGAATTAAGAATTCTGGATCAAAGAATGGTTCTTCTTCACCTTCTTCATTAGTTATTACTAAGCTATCCTTCATTGTACCAATAAATTCAACTCTCTTAGACATAACTTCTTGTTCTGCAAGTTCAGTGAATTGGTTATATGAATTGAAATGAAGAGAAATAGAATCAAGTATTCTCTTATCATTTTTAATATCAGGAATATTAAGAGCAATCTGAATTCTTATAGGTTTAAGAATTATTTCTCCAAATGTACTTCTCATTCTTGTTACAAATCTTGAGAAGTTAATTTCATCTCTAAGTTGTTGTGTAGGGTCTGTACCAAACCATGTTGCTTGTGCTTCTCTGTCAAAATGAGATTCAGGAATCTTACTCATCTTATAAAGATTTGATAAGAAGTACTTAATCTGATCACTATCATTAAGTTGTGGTCCATTATCTACAAGTGTTTCAATATTTGGAGTACCAGCTTCATTTTCGGGCATCCAATATTCTTTATTAAATGGCATATTAACTTTACCATTTACCATTAATTCACCAGTATCAACATTGAAAGATATATCTTCTTTATATCTATTCATTGCTTGTGAAAGAGTCTGCATACCCTTTGCTTTATTCATACCATTAATAGGAATAGTGAACATAGTCTTGAATGAAGACTGAGTTACAGTCCAAATAATCTGTGCTTGTTCAACAATTCTATAAATATTAAATGGACGAATAAGACGTTCAAGATATGATTGTCTTTCTGTTACACCAGTATCTTCATACTTGATATAAATAATCTGAATATCAAGTAAGTATCTTTCTTTACCTTGAATACCTTTAAATTGTACCCAATATGTTGTACCATTTTTGATGACCTTTGTCAATGTAACAGGATCAACATCAATGATACCAATAATTGAGTGAGGATTTTCAAGATCATCATAGATAATTTCATAAGCAAGAACACCATCAATTAACCATCTCTTAAAATCATCCCATGCTTTTCTCTTCCAATCAAGAAACATATACATTTTATAGAATACTGTATTAACAGCATTTCTAAGCTCTTCAGCAGATTTTTCAGTTAATTGTTGTGTAAGACCAGTATCAATGAATGGTTGAGCAATATAAGCTTCATCGTCATCATAAACAATACATTCATTAGACATAACATCAAGAATATCTTCAAGTTCTGGCTGAGCAGCCATTTTTCTAAGAATTACTCTTTTTTGTTCAAGAGTCTTTTCTTTAAAGTCTTTATCTTCTTCTCCTTTCTGTTTCCAGTTATTCATCATTCCACCATAAATAGACTGATTTAATAACAAATCATCTTTAGGTTGAAGTTGTTTATCAGCTGGAATAGCTCTCATATTATTTATTACCTCATCAGAATAATTCATTCCATAATGAGATAAAGAATATAATATCTTAGAGATTCGACTTTGTTTTTTAACTGTCTGATTACTTAGCATCTGTTGTGTAAGTATATTACTTTCGACAGCTTCCATTATACTTTGTTCATTTTCTAGAACACTATTTAAATTACCAAATACCATAATATTTTACTATATAAATACTTCTATAGATAAAAATAATTTTTATATTTTATTTTTTGTGATTTTGATGAAATTTTTATGAATTATTTGAATTCTTTACTATATTAAACTTGAATTTAATAGATAATATATGAGTAATAAGATTAGAAAAAGCAATGATATTATACGGCTTCGTGATGACGTATATGTTTATAAAGAAAATATCGATTGTATCGTAAAGACGAATGTTGATCCTAAAGATAAAAGTAATCTTAAGGAGGATATTTATGTAATCTATCTTAAAAACTCTCATTTTAATTGGATTTCTTTAACTAAAGAACAGTATAACAAATATCTTAAACATTTAATTTAATTTTTAAAAAATCATGGCAAATAGTATTACTAAAGAAATTAGTGTAGCTCACAGTGCAACGGTAGCTGGTTACGATTATGAGAAGCGCCTTAAGAGCCTTACTCCTGAGGAACGTGCTAAGTATCTTGCACTCACAGACAAGGTCGATGTTCATAACCTTACTACGGTTCATGAATATGGTTCCGAGCTTAATTCTGTAGTAGCCGAGAATGGAGAGCGATTCCTCGCTTCAGTCAAGGCAGGTGATGGTGGTGAAATTGTTGCTCTTACTACAGAGCTTCTTTCTCAGCTCAATATGATTAATATTGACGAGATTAATTCTGATACCAAGTGGAAGAATTTCCTTAGGAAGCTTCCTGTTGTTCGTAAGTTCGTTACTTCTATCGAAAACATCAAGATCAAGTACAATGACATTGCAGAGAATGTAAATGCCATTGCTGACAAGATGGGAGATGCAAAGATTGTTGCTCTCACTGATAACTCCACTCTTCAGGAGATTTTCGATAATAATGTAACTTATATTTCTCGTATCCGTGAGCTTATCCTCGGTGCTAAGGTTCGTCTTGAAGAAGCTGAGAAGCAGCTTGCTGAGATGAAGGCACATCCTGAGAACTATGAGACTTATGAGATTTCTGAGATGCAGGATTTCGTAGGTTCTATCCAGAAGAGGATTGCTGACCTTCAGGTTACTGAAGCAGTTATGCAGCAGAACCTCCTTCAGATTCGTGCTACTCAGGGTAATAACCTTGCTATCGCTGAGAAGAGTAATAACATTGTTACTAATGTAATTCCTCTTTGGAAGAATCAGCTTTCTATCGCGGTTATCATGAATAACCAGAAGAAGAATGTTGAGGCTCAGGCAATGCTTACTGAGACAACTAATAAGATTCTCGCTGAGAATGCTAAGAATCTCCACACTAACTCTGTTGCTGTCGCAAAGGCTAATGAAGAGTCTGTTATCTCTCTTGAGACACTTAAGACTACTACTAATGAGCTTATTGCTACCATCAAGGAGGTTGAGAGAATTCACGCTGATGGTGCTCATCAGAGAGAGCTCATTGAGAAGGAGCTTCATAGCATGGCTATCCAGCTTGAAGATGCTATCAATGGTAGTGGTAAGTAATGGAAGATACTGATTTTGTAACACCTGGCGAAGTTCCGCAGATAACTCTGCAAAGACAAGCTGCGGAACTAGCCAAAATAAAAAAAGAAATGGCTTCTGTTCAGAAAAGTATAGATGAATTGGTTAATGGCATGAATGGTGCCCTTGATCAGATGAGAATTAAGTATAATGTTGAGAAAGCTCTTGCATTAGATGCTGACATTACTTATAGGGAAACAGAAGAAGGAAAGACTATCATTTCTATTACAAAGAATGGTAATACGACTGAATCAACTTATGACAGTTTTCCTGTAGAAGTTAAAGCCGGTATTGATAGAGCAATGGCTATTCGTAGAAAGAAAATTTCTAAGAATGAAGCTAAATCAAACATTAAGACTAAATATAAGATAGGTGATCATCTTATTCTTCGTGGTAAGATTAAGGATGGATCTGAAAGACTTGTAAAGAAATTTGAAATTAAGAAGATTATTTGGTCTATTAAGAGTAAGCCAATGAATATCTTTATTCTTAAGCAACTTGAAGGACCAAACAATAATACAACATTGGATAGAAATGATTGTAAGAAATATCATATTAAATATGAGGAAGGTCTTCAGGCATATTCTATGATGTTGAACTTTACAAGAATTAGAAAAAATAAGTAAATTATTTGTGAATTATAAGAAAAAATTTCTATAATATAATTAACAGGTTTTTAAAAAATATAGAATATGTACAATCCAAAATTTATTAGACTTCACAATTCTGAGAATAACACAGTAGTTGTTGTTAATATTGGTTCAATTGCTTTGATTGATACTGACGAAGAGAATGGTCGTCCTGTAAGTGTTATTTATATGAATAACGAATGTGATGTAAAAGAGTTCAATGTAAATGAAACTCCTGAGAAGATCTACGCTGAGATTGAAAAGATTTATCAGGATAAATAATAGAAATTTAAGTTATGTGAAATTGTGGCCGTAAGCCTCGCTAACACCAGAAGAAATTCTTTTTTAATAAAGTAATTTTTCTTAGTAGCAATATTATTACACTTTTGGTTTTTATCGGTTTACCTTTTAATATTGATTTACTTTTTATAAACCGTAGCGAAAGGTTTGATGAAATTGAGAAGCATAAGAATAATTCTGGAAATGCACAATGGCACATTCGTTAGTTTAACCGCCTTTAACTGAATTGAAAGAAGAAGGACTTGAAAATTGGAGATTAATAATACCCAGTTAAAATATAAGCCCAAACTAATCAAGGTTAATCATTAATCAGAAGTTCTCCGAAATTTAGTGGAGGAGATTAAATAAAACCTAATTGCTTCTGCAGATTAATTCAAGTGAAAGCGAAGACATATAACCTGAATGTCCCTGTTTTTTGAAGATTGGAGAGACTGGACGCTGGATAGGAGGTTTTAGGAATTGGTTACCTTAACGAAAACTTTCTACGGAGGATGAAGATTATTCTTCATCCTCTTGTTTTTTGAATATATTGTCTATGTTTTTCTATTTTAATATTACAAATACAACTTATAAATTTGAAAGATGATATTAGATAGAACATGGAACAAAAATGAACAAAAATTAGTTATTTCTTATATTGATAAAGAAGGTAATAGACAATTCTACCAAAAGTATTTCCATCACTTTAAAACATATGAATATGATGAAAATGGAGATGTAGATACATGGGATGGTAAAAAAGCAAGAAAAGTATATAAAGATACTACAAATTATACACCAAATGAATTCGATATTCTAGAATTCATGTATGAGCTGCCAGAAGACTTGAATAAAGTAATGCATGCTCAATATTTTCCTAAATTATATTTTTTCGATATTGAAACTAAGTTTGATCCAACTAGTTTTCCTGATCCACAAAAAGCATTACACCAAGTAACTGCTATTTCATTAGTAGGTCCAGATATGTCATGTATTGTTTATGGACTTAGACAACTTAATGAAGACCAAATTGGACTTTTACGTTCAAGATATCTTGATTGGATTAATAACAATGAATTTGCTAAATCAAGATTAAAGAAAGAACCAAAAGTATTATATCAATATTTCTCTAATGAAGGAGATATGTTGAAACACTTTTTTACAGTTATATGTCCTAAGGTTCCTTGTCTTGCAGGATGGAACTCTTATGGATTTGACTTTATTTATCTTGTAACTCGTCTTACAGTATTATTTGGTCAGAAAGAGGCATATAATATTCTTAGAAAAGCATCACCAACAGGTGAACTTACTTCAATTAAAGTAACAAATCAACAAGGACAATTCTTATATAAATTCCAAGCACCATGCCATACTATTTGGCTTGATTATATGGAAATAGTAAAACAGTATGACTATACACTTATTCCTTATGAAAGTTATTCTCTTGATTGGGTAGGTGAACATGCTGTAAAGGCTAATAAGATTAAGTATAATGGAACCCTTAATGATTTGTATGAAAAGGATATTGAATGGTATTATTTCTATAATGCTATCGATAGTCTTATCGGTCTTTTAATTCATTATAGATTAAAGTCACTTGAGTCACCTTGTTCAGTATCAAGTATTACTCTTGTACCACTTCCTAAAGCATTTGGTCAGGTTGCACTTACTACAGCAAATGTATTTAATGAATTCTATCAGGATAATAAGAGAGTAGTTTATAACTATGATGCTATTGAAAGATATAAAGTAAATTATGAAGGTGCTTTCTGTGGTTGTGTAGCTGGTCGTTATCAATGGAATGTATGTGATGACTTCGCATCACTTTATCCTTCACAGGTACAGACATGTAATTTCTCATTTGAAAATATACTTACACCAGAACCTTATGGCCCAGATAGTTTAGGTAGATATACTCCTAGAAATTGGACTGAAGAAGAACTTGAACAATTTAGACAAGATCCTAATTACTTTGTTTCTATTAATGGTAATGTTTATAAGAATGATAAAGATTATGCATTTAAGAGAATGCAAAGAAATATGAAAAAGAAGAGAGATGTTTATAAGTATACTGGACAAAGAATTGAAAGTGAACTTATACATGAAATTGATAGGTTGATAAAAGAAAAAGAAAATGAAAAATAATATAAATATAGAAGTAGATACTCTTGCTGCTTTATTTAACTTTAATGGAATTTCATATAAAGATTTAAATACTAAAAAATTTGTAGAAACTCCTTATAAAAAAATTAGTCAATTAAAAGAATATCTTCATCAATTATATCCACAATATGATGAAATATATTTTTATGAAAAAGTTAAAGATAGAAGACAAGTAGAATGGAATAAGGAATTTTTATTAAGTTAAATTATGAAGATTAATGTAAAAATAATTGACACTAATTATAGTGTAAATAAATATGGAGAAGGAGTTTTAGAAAATGCTATTGATGAATATATAAAAAATGGTAATAAGCTTGTTTCATGTAATAGTAATTCTACTGATTTAAAAGATGTTATTGGTACTGTTGATCATATTGATAGAACTGATAATGGTAAAGTATTTGCTGATATAGAATTATTAGATACACCATCTGGAAAAATATATCAAGAAATATTAAATAATAGTACACTTAATTTTGGTGTATCTGGATATGGTGATAAAAATGAAGATGGTATTATAACAAATTTTAAAATAAATAGTATAAATGTAATATGAGTGATTTTAGTGAAGGTCCAGCAGTTAGAATTGAAAGACCTAAAATAAAGTGGAGAAATTTTAAGATATGGATAGTAGACCAATTTAAAAGAAAAACTTGGTTTAGAAATTTTTTTATAACTAGAAATGCATGGGGTGCTTTCAGTATAAATTCTCATATTAATCAACATACTAATAAACCTAAAGTAACTTATAATACATTAAAGACAGCCCTTAAATCAGCTGAAGCAATGAGTAAGAAACATGATACTCATTTCAGTACTTATAAATGTCTTTTCTGTGATGGTTATCATATAGGAAAGAATAGAGATAATAAAACTGATTATGATAAGAAATAAATATATATTAATACAATAATGGCAACAGTACATTTTAATTTAGAAAATTTAATTTCTAAAAAGATAGATGAAAAACTTGAAGAAGTTGTAAATAAAGCAATTGATAGAGCCTTTTCAAATATAATCATTGAAACAGAACATGTTGAAAATATACCAACTGAAAATGAAAATAGTTGTAAAGTAGAAGTAGGAGAGGAAGATGATTCTAAAAAGGTATATACAGAAGCTGAAACTGCTAAATTAATTGAAGAAAATAGCAAGTTAGATTTTACAGTATATGATCCTTTAAAGAAAGAATATATAAAGGTAGATGAAAGTAATAAGGATTATATGCCTGATGGTGTATATCTTGGTTATGAAGTTGCAACATATCTTAGTAATATTGCTAATAGTATGAAGCAATTCATTAATTCTTATAATCAAAATAAGAAAGATGAAAAGCCAGAACTTTCTGAATATGATATTGCATTTTATGATTATATCAATAATCTTTCTTGGGGACAATTAAAAGAACTTATTAATAACAATGAGTTAATTTGTCTTGATGATATTCCTCCTATTCAAGAAATTGGTAATCCTATTGATACTTATTATGTTATCTTAAAGAATACTTTAATGAAGTATTTCTATGATAATATTGAATTTACTAATTTCTTAGAATTAGATTCTGCTAAGGATTTTTATAAGAAAAAAATTTTACAATTATTATTCTCAAAATTTAATGATTATATTGATTATGTTATGAATTATTTAATCATTAATAAACATAGAGAATTATTTGATATATTATTTGGAAAAATATATATGAATAATATTACTGAAAAATAATATGTACGGAGATTATAAATTTACAAGATTAACTCTTGAACAAAGAGACAAGAAATTAGTATGGGAAATGCCATATGAAGATATTGGAGCAGATGATTTAATTCATGCATTAAATACTTTATTAATAGGTTTTACATTTCATCAAAATACTATATATAATGCTATGGCTGAATATCTTCAAGAACATGCTTCAAATTTATATGATATTTATGATCATGTAGAATCAGAACTAGTTGGTGATACATTAGATGATGAAGGTGAATAAAAAATGAAAGTTGTAATTAATATTACAACTTTTTTTTATTTTTATATAACTAATATAATTATATAGAATGAATAAGTTTTTTAATTACTTACAGCCAACTATTATTCAAGCTACAGATAATGAAGAACTTCCAGAAAGAGTAAGAGGAAGATTCTTTATTAATTTTAATGTATTTGGTATTGCATATTTTACAGAAAAGTATATATTACAAGAAACATCATTTGGTGCTCCTTATCTTATTTTAAAAGAAGACAACTATGGTCTTCAACTTGAAGATACAACAGAAGGAGAACTTCTTGATATTCCTAGAATATATATTGATATTACAGATAAATTTGTAAATGATGAAGAAAATTTATTCCAAAGTTTTGTAGCACAAGCTTTAATGGATAATAGAATATGGGTAAGAGGTATAGATAAGTTCTTTGCAGGAATGGATTACTATACTAATTATACATTATATAACTATCTTGCACTTACAGATCAAATTGAAGTTCCTGATTTTGGTGCTCGTCTTCCTAATTATCTTGATGAATATGGTTTTATTCAGACACAGTATTGGAAACCTCTTACAGGAGAAATTTATGAAGACTATAATAATCTTGATTACTTTAATGAAAAGAATAATCTTTTAACTAATACTTTTAGTGAAGATGAATTAAATAATTTTTATTCAACATTCTGCTCATTAATACTTGAATATACTAAAATTCCTGAAGATGTTCTTAGTGAATCTAAAAATCAGATTTATAATTTAGTATTAAATTATTTTAAAAATTTTAAATCAGATGAAAGTAGTAATGCTTTATCTTTAATTCTTAATTCAGGATATACTCTTCAAGAAACCAAGACAAATATAGGTTGTAATTGTAATTCTTCAACAACTGGAAGCGGTGAAATTACTAAATCTTGTTATGATTTATATGGAGAAGCAATGATTTATTGGTTAAAGAGTATGCTTAGTGATTCTAAATTCTATGAAGATTGGTTTAGAATTAGAAAGAATGAAAATGATTGGATTCCTAATGATGTACTTATTGAGAAATTAAGATTATTCTTTAGTGAATTTATAAAATTACAACATGCTTTGACATTCTTAAAAACAAATAATATTAAATGCGATTGTCCAAGTCCTGTATCATTTAATGAAAGTGAATGTAATTACAATATTATTAATAATTTCTTATCTATATTAACATGGGTATTTAATGAAGAAATTGATAGTAATATAAATAAAATAAAAATATATGGTGGTCAGTTCGCTGAACTTCTACCTAAATTACAATTCTAATTATGAAAAATTTAAGTGCTTATCTTGATAATATCATCGATGAAGAAGAAGGTTACTTCGAAGGATGTAAAAGTAAAATTTCTTGCGGTAAAATTACTGAAAGAGATTTTATGAAGGCAAATAGAAAAGCTTCAAGAGAAGAAGAGATTTCTAATCATGGTAAACCTGTAAATTACAGTAATAAGTTTAAAACAAAGAAAGATTATTCTAGAAAGGATAAACATAAGAAACCTTTAGTATAAAGAATATAAATAAATTAATATATATAATATTATGAAGAATTTATTAGATTACATTAAAGAGTCTATTGAAGTTGATGAAGCAAAAGGTTCAGAAGAAGAAAATGTAAATGTTCCTGATTCTAAAACTTTCTCATTTAACTTTAAAGATTTTGAAAACGCAAAAGAAACCATTGAATCATTACAAGGATTTGAATCAGTCTCAGTTGAAGATGAAAAAGTAACTGTTACTGTAACAAAGGATAATGATGCTGATAAGGCATTTGAACTTATTCAGGATTTTATTCATCTTAGAGGTAAAGATATAAAAAGAGCAAGTGATGAACAGTATGCACAGAAGGTTGCAAAATGTGAAAAGACATTAGCAGATTGGGCAGAATATGTTGATGACTTAGCTATATCTGATGATGAACCTAAAGATAATAAAGAGGGTGATGATAAGAAGGAAGATGATAAAAAAGAAGAAGAATAATTATGAAAAATCTTAGTCAATATTTAACTGAATCAAAAACAATTACTAAGTCAAATTATCAAGATTTCATTAATAATGATGGAATGGATCAAGAACTTAGAGAATGGTATAAGAAAGAATATAAGACAGATCCTCTTGGAGATGAACTTCCTACTATAACATTTGCCGAAGTTCTTGCACAATTCTTTAATGAATTAGATAAATTTGAAGAAGAATGTTGTGCAGATGATTCTATTGTAAGAGAAAGAATATTTAAGAAACTTACAGAATTATGTGGAGTTAAATATAATAATTTCTATGATTTTTGGTTAAAAGGTTAAGAGATTGAAGAAATTCAATCTCTTTTTCTATATTAAATTATAAATATATTTAATTTTGATATGGGTCCTAAAGACAAATATTGGTTAGTAGTTATTGAAACTATTGATGAAGATGAAAAGGGTAAAATTAAGAGAAATAAAGAGAAACATCTTGTAGATGCATTTGATATTAAGGGTGTTGAGAATAAAGTAAAAAATATGATGGAAGGAGAAACAAGAGATTGGAGTATCAAGTCAGTTGCACTTGCAGGAATTATTGAAGTTTATTAATCTAAGAAACCGCTAAAGATTTTAAATCCTTAGCGGTTCTTTTTAATTCTGGGACGCTTTAATACTTTTTTAATAAAATATATCGTCTAATATATTTGAGATAAATCTGGATTATTTATACATCTTAAAATCTAACATTATATATTCTTTATCAAGAAAACCTTCTTCTAACATATCTGTTGGTTCAACTTGTTTAAGAGATGAAAAATCAAAATTTAATTTTTCAATTTTCTTTTTAAATCCTTCAAAGAAATTTTTATTATCTACTTTATCTAGAAAACTATAAAATACATAATTATCATCTTTTCCTTCAATATATCTGAAAGCAATACTTTTTTGTCCTTTCATATATATTGTTTTTTGTATGTTAAGATATACAATAAATTCTTCAAGTTTCATTCTTTGTTCTATTTCTTTATCTTCTAAAAGTTTTCTTTCAACATCAACTTTAGCAAATAAGAAATCCTCTGGGAATTCTCCAATTGTACTTATAGATATATATTTCATATTTGAAAATTATTATAGTTTTATATATAAAAATATAGTTTTTGTATTAAAAATTATACAGTAAAAATTATTTTTAACTATAATATATATTTTATTTTAAATGAATAATGTAGTACAAGGAAATGATGAACACAAATGGTTAAGACCATGGAATATTGAAAAATTTGATGATTTATATAATCGAGATGAAAGATTTTTCAGTATTTTAATTAAAGGTGCTCTATCATGGCTTACATCTAATCTTGTTTTATATAATAAACCAATTAATCATTTCATTTTCAATACTGGTTCTTCTTATCTTTATGTTGAATCAAATGGATATCAATTCAGTATGAATGAAACATTTGGTGAAGATCAAATGTATATGAAAATGCCTCGTTGTGTTATTGAAATTGGAGAAATAAATATTCCAACAGAAGAACTTTCTGCACCATATGTTCGTGGTGTATATGAACGTCGTGATGGTAATGAAATAAAAGGATATAATGCACAAATTAGAAGAATGCCTATTGAATTGACTCTTACTGCAAAATATGTTCTTTCAAATTTCAATGAAAGTATGATACTTATTCAAGAACTTATTGATAAAGTAGCATGGCAACAATATTTCAATATTATATATCTTGGTCAAATAATTAACTGTTCTATTGAATTAGATAGTAATTATAGAATAGAAGTTAATAAAATTGATATGGCTGATCCTAATACTAATCAAAAGAATATTGAAATAACTTATAAACTTTGTTCTAATTATCCTTGTATAGATGAAACAACATCAATAGAAAATAAACAAATAATAGAATCATTTAGAAATAATACACATTTAATTAGTGATAAAAATATTTATAATGTAACTGATACAACAGTAAGACATATAAATGAAAATGGTTCTGTAACTATTGATAATGATATAGAATTTAATAATCCAAAAGATTATTTAAGTACTACAAAAGATGGAGATACATTTACTATGGGCGATATTGATAAAGATAAAGAAGCATCAATATTACAATATAAAAATGATACTCTTTTAAAAACAACATTTAGTGAATTAAAAAATACTCTTTAATAAATAATGTCACAACTTGGAAATATATATAATTCTTATGGACAGCAAATAAATATTGCTGTTGCAAATACATATTCTTATAATGTTGCTTCTGGAGTTAATCTCTCTAGAAATACTGTAATTATATCTTCTAATGTTGATGAAGATGGTAATGATACAGGTACATATTCATTATTTGTAACAGATAATAATGGTTCTCCAATAAGACTTACATATAATATTTCTCAAGGTAATGGACTTTATTATTCTCAAGATGGTGATTATCTTTCATTATATATTGATAATGATACAATTATATCAGATAATAATCAATTAAAATTTAATATAAATAATCATCTTGGTGAATCTTTTAGTTATGAAGGTAATAAAATTGAATTAAATGAATTAATAATACCTAATTCATCATTACAAGAATTTGGTATTTCAAGTATTGATGGAGAAACAATTAATTCTGATGATGATACAATATATGTTAATACACAAGCTTTAAAATATTCAAATAATTCAACATCAACTTATGGTATTGCTATTGGTGATGGTAAAACAATAATTACTCAAAATGGTAAACTTTTAGTAAATATTGAATCATTTAATAAAGCAAGTTCTGATAATTTAGGTTTTATTAAAGGTGATAATTCTACAGTAGATATTAATGATGGTGTTATTTCAGTAATAACAAATAAATTAAATTTAGGAAATAGTGAACAATATGGTATTGGTAAACCAGATATGAATACTATTATCTTTAATTCAGATAGACAAATTACTGTAAATGAAGATAATTTAAAGATAGCAACATCTTCAACTTATGGATTATCTAAAATTAATACTGATACAATATCTTTAAATAATGATAAAATCTCAATGAAAGATTATGATTTTATTAAAAAATCAATATCTGAATATAAAAATATTTATTATGAATATAAAAATGAGATTTCAAAAATTAAAGAATTATTAATATCTGGTAATACTTTAGTTAAAGATAAGGATATTCAATTATTTAGTATAAATGAAACTTCAGCAACAGAATTAAATAAACCACAAGATGATGAAGAAGTAATTAAGATGCCAATTCAATATGTATCTGTAATGTTCAATATAATTACTACTTGCGATTTTATAATGAATATACATTTTGAAGAAGGTACAAATGAATTTCCAAATGTTGATATTGTAGAAGTCAATTATAATGATGAAAAAATATATACTAGAGAAGAAGCTCTAGATCCAAAAACAATTTATTCATCTACTGAAGGTGAACTTAAAAAATTTATTGTAAAACTTTCTGCTAAGAATTTTAGAAATTCAAAGAAAGGAAAATCATTGATTACATCAATTAATTTTATAATTTCTAATAGTGAAGATCATAATAGACAGAAAAATGAAAAATATTCAATAATCAGATATAATTCACTTTATAAAGAAGAAAAACAAGAACAAGAAGTTAAAGATGATTCTTTATCTAATAGAAATTATATTTTAAAATCAGATGAAATATACTGGTCATTTATTTAAGAAAATTATTAATTAATTTATTATATGTATACAGAAATAAAACCAAAAATTACTCCAGCTGATAACTATGATGATGGTAATGGAGAAGGACAAATTATTATAATTGGTGGAGATGATACTGAAGAATATTATGTTACTATATCATTATATGATGGTGCATCATCTAATAGCATAACATATAATAATCCTGGTATTATTAGTATTGGTATAACAGATGGTGATGAAACTCTTGATTATACTAGTGGAACTAGTGATTATGTATTTCTTCTTAGTAGTACTGGTAGAAAATATTGGTCAGTATTAACTGATAATGAATATTATATTAGTAGAAATGGTACTAAAAATATTAGTAGTACATCTACTTTTATTGTTGCATCTTTAATAAGAGTATATCATTATGTATTTACAATAAATGCTGGTAATATTACTCAATCAAATATTATATTAACATATCCAACTACAGGAGATACATTGACTTTTAATTCAAATCAAAATTCAATGATATCTTCTAGTTCTACATCTACTACAATTGATTTTTATACAGCATATGATAAAGTAAGTATTGGAATAACTTTAGCAGGATATATTTCATATACAAGTCCAACAATTAATGGTATATTTACAATAAGTGGTGGAAATATTGATAATACAGTATTTACAAATATTACTTTAACTAAAGTACAAAGACCACAATATCAATATATATTTTCTATAAAATATGATGATATAAATATTAATAGTTCTAATTATGATATTGATGTAGAAGGAAATAACATAAATAATAATATTTTTATTTCTGAAGAAACTTCTATTGATGATTATTCTATATCATTCAAGAATAAAATATATTATGATGATGAAATATCAGATACTGAAATAGAAATTCCAGATAAATATGTAATAAATATAAATAAATGTGTAGATTGTGGTGCATGTGAAACTTTATGCCCAGAAAATGCAATATTTATAAATAATAATGAACGATATGAAATTAATAATAATTGTTTAGGAATATCATGTGGAAAATGTTTATTAGGATGTTCAGAAGAAGCTATTGAATTAAATAATACAGTAAATATAAATATTGATATTTCTAATTTTGAAAATTCAAATAATATTAAATATTATATTCCAATTAATGTAGTAGATAAAAGTACTGGTAATATTGTAAAAAGTATTTCTCCTACTTATCATAAAATTGGTGATGATATAACAATAGATGTTTCAAAAGATGATACTTATTATAAAATTAATGGAACTTGTTCAGTTACTATTACTGAAGAAATGGTTAAAAATCTTCTTAGAAATGAAAGTTATATATATAATAAAGAAATTGATTTTAATGATTTTCAGATAGAATATAAAAATGTAAATATAAGTAATAAATTATATATAACAGATAAAAACAATAATACTTTAATATATAATACTCATTATATAATTAAAAGTGGTACTTCAGATAATGCTGTATTAGATCCAACAAGAATAAAATATAATACAACATTTTATATACAACCTAAAGATACTACATTATATAATAAATCAGGTAATCAAAGAGTAATATCAGAAGATGGAGATATTATTGATTTTAATATTACATTAAAAGATGCAAAAAATAATTATCCAGCTGATAAATATTGTATGCCTTGGTATATAAATAATATTAAAGTTAAATATGAATTAAAAGATAAATTATCATCAAATACTAAAGAATTTGAAAGAATTGTAGATATATATCTTAGAGATAATAAATCTTGTGTATCTAATAATTCAAAAATTATAATTAAACCTGGTGAGAATTTAGACGAGGCAAAAGATCCTGTAAAAGCATCTCAATTTTTCATACCTATGCAAGAAAAAATTGATGGTAAAGTATATAAATTTGATATTCCTCTTTATAAAGAAGTATATCCTGCACATATGTTTATTAAACAAGATGATAGTCAACAAGTATTAACTTTACATAAATATATAAATACATATACTCAACTAAGATATAGAACAGGTAATGAATCTGAAACAAATAATGAAATTTTTGACAATATAAATGGAGAATATTCTATTGATTTTCATTTTACAGAAAATAATTTAAATAATACAGAATCATATACTGATATTCAAAGTAAAATATTTAATTCTAATTATTCTAATGGTATAAATACTATAATATTAAATTCATCACAAATTCCATATGATGAAAATAATAATTATGTATATACTGGAACAATGTTAATATATCCATATGTTGAAAATACTTCTGATGAAAAATATATATATAGAAGTTATCTTGGATGTAAATATGATATAAATATAAATAAAGAAAAGATTGATTTAAATTTTAATCAGTCAGAAGGATTTATAGCATATAATTTAACTAATAATGGAGAATATTCTTATACTTTTTATAATAATCAATATACATTTTATGAAAATGGTAATTCTTCTAAAAAGAATATTGAAGGTAATAGTTTAAATGAATATTATCCTAATTTAACAGTAGCATCTGATCTTAATCAAGGTAAAGTATTAAATATAAAAGATGATAGTATTACTGTTAAATATTCTCTTGATAGAAATAAAGATAGTAAAACTATTACATTTACTTATACTAATACTAATGATTTTATAGGAATTTCTGGTACATTTAATAAAAAAATAACAACATATTTATATCCTCAAATTATTCAAAATGATGGGGAATTTAGATATTCAACTACTAATGATAATAAATTCTCATATAATATTAATGTTTCTCCAAATTCATTTATATATAATGGTTTTGATAAAAATATGATATATAATAATGTATCAACATATTATATTATAAAGTATATATCTCAAAAATATAATTATGATAATACATTAGTAGTATTAAATAATATAAATAATTATTTATTAGATCAAGATTTAACTTGGAAAATGAATATAACTAATTTAAATAGTAGTAATTATAGATATAAAATATTTAGTATAAATGATAATTTTTCAGAAGAAAATAATTTAGAACAAGGTAGAGCTAATATAGATACTAATAATAAAGATTATATATATTATCAAGTACGTAATTATGTTAATGGACATAATTATAATTATACTATAAAAAGTAGAAACTTTAGTTATATAAAACAATTTATTCCAGAATCTGATTTAGTAAGTTATATTAAATTAGATTCTAGTGTATCTTTATACTTACCAAATAATAATATAAATATATATAATACAAATACTAATAATCAAATTTCAGATATTTATTATGTTAATAAATATTATGATAATAATACTATTTGTTATAAAGATTCAACAAAATCTATAAATAATATACATGAAATAGCAGATATTTCATATAATATTTATATGATGACAAAAGAAAATAATAAATATTATATAAATAGTGATGATTTAGTTGGTGTTAATAATATTGAAATTATTGATAGAAATATTCAAAATAGTCCAGGATATGATAAATTACATACAGATCTTGGTAATAATTTTGATAATACTTGTTGTAATTTAACTATTAGTGGATTTGAAATAAATGGAAATGGTATTGATATTGAACAATTAATATATACTAAACAATATAATTTAAACACTGATTTACAAAATAAAAAATTTGAATGGGATAATCAATTTATTATAACTGATATAACATCATTTAATAATGATGTAAATAATGCTGCTGGAACAAATACAAATATATCTCAATATATTATTGATAATATATTAAATGAAAATCAATATAATAATATAATACAAAATGGAGTGTCTGGTGGTATAAATAATATTATATTTGATTATGTTCATACATATTATTCAACTATGGAATATCATAATAATAATTATCCATATACTTATAATTTAGGAGAAACATTTATTGGTACTTTAAGTGATTTCTTACATAATATTAATAAACATATAGATGAAATATCTGTATTAAATGATACTTATGATGTATTAAATAATGTATCTGAATGTATTAATAGAAATTTAACAAATATTAATTATAAAACATTTGATACACACCCTTATCAAAACATAGAAGTTGATCCAATTATATTTAATAGATATAATACATTATTAAATTATAATGATGTTTCAACAAATTATTATTTATTTGATATAAGAGAATCATATAATACATGTTTTAATACTTCATTTAGTAATAATGAATTACCTTTAGTTAATATTGATACTAATTGTTATGTTGGTTATTTAACAAATAGTTATAGTGAAACTATATTTAATAATTCAAAAACTAATATAAATATAATAGAATCTAATTTATTTATATTTGAAAATTATACTAAAATGACTACTAATAATATAACAATAGGAGAAACACAAATGTTACCAACAGGAACTAAAATTGGTTATATCTATAATGAAAATAATGTTAATAAATTTTATATATATGATAATAATCAAGAAATAAATACTGAAAGTAATAATATAATATCAAATATTAATAGTAATTTAGGATCTTATTATATGATTGAAATGACTAATATAAATATTACATATTTTGATAAAAATATTATTAGTAATAATAATTTAATATATAATGGCACTGATACATATACATATTGGTATCTTACTAATAATGATAATAATGTATATAATTATAGTATTACAAAATCTATTAAAGATAACTATGATATTAATTTTGGAATATATAATGAATATCATGTTATAAGTAATTCAGATGATGAAACTACATTAAATAATATATATGATAAAATTAATGAAAATGATTCTTCTAAAGATCATAGTAATATAAATGAAAATATATCTAAATATATATATTATCATTTAGATACTATAAGAACTATATATAATGATACTAATTCTAAAATACTTAATTATAATATTGCTGTTAGTGCTAAAAATATAGAATATACTGATTATTTAACTAGTTTATATAATGAAATTAATTATAATCAAGTTTCAGAAGTAATGTTTAGTAATTATACTAATACAACATATTTTAGTAATGAAAATGAATTATATGATGCAATATCTAATAATTATCCAAATTTAAATAAAACTAAAAATTTAAAAATTATTACATATTGGAAAAATAATATTAATGATTATTATGAATTAGTTAATGGATATAGATTTTTATATAAAGCATATCAATACAAAATTATGAAAGAAAATCAAGATAATTATCAAGAACAAGAACAGAAAAAATTAGAAAATGCTAAAGATTTATTTTATAATTATTGGTTGAATAAATTATATATAAATAGAAAATCATTAGATGGAAATCAATTTAAATATACTGGGCATACTCCTAATATTAATATAGAGACTAATAGTATAAATACATTATTATCATCTAGTTATAAATTAAAGTCTATAAGATGTGAAGATAGAATAATTTATTATTTTGATAATAATTTAGATTTATATAATGAATTAAGTAATGATCTTTGTATAAGATATTATATATCTGCAGATACTGTTAATAATATTTCTACTAATTTTAATAATTCAAAAATTTTTAATGGAGTTATTAATGATACTAATTTTATAAATCCTAGTGTGCAAAATAAAATTGATTATATTTATTTTGGTTTATTTAATGGAAAATTATTTATAAAAAATATAAATGTATCAAATAATAGTATTAAATACATATATAAAATTAATAGAATTTATCCTGATAATTTTATTAATTTAAATATAAATAAAGGAAATAAAGAAATAAATTTTGTATTTAAATTTAATGATACTGTTATTGATACTAATAATAATATAGATACTCAATATAAACTTGAATTATTATATGTAATTAATTCAAAAAATAATTCATCAGAAGTTAGAAGTAGTTTATTAGAAGCTGGTCAATATAATGATATTTCTGATTCTTATCCAGCAGTAGATCAACATGTTTATATTATATCATATAGATTAAAATTAACTAATAAATATGATGAAAGTGATTTTATTTATGGTAAAATTTATAATCAAATATTTTATTATAATGAATCCATTTATAGTTATAGTATTAAAGAGTATGAATCACCAATTAATAATTTAAGTACTGAAAATGAAAATGATATTGTTGATGTTAAATTATTATTAGATTATTATAATAATACTAATCATACTTATTTCTGTTCATTTGCAAAGAATATAAATGAAAGTGGTATATCATTTAGTTATATAAGTAAATATAATAATGGGGATAAAAAAGAATTAAATAGCACATTTAAATTAGATAATTCTTATCCAACATATCATTTCAAAAATAAAATTAATAATGATAATTATATAGATATTGAAATAGAATAATGAGTAAATTAGGTAATATATATTCATCATATGGACAGCAATTTAATATTGCTATAGGTAATACATATTCATATAATGTTCTTTCAGGAGTTAATCTTCCTAAGAATATTATAATTATATCTTCACCAATAGATGAAGATAATAATGATATTGGTACATATTCTTTAATATGTACTGATTCATTAGGAAATCCTGTTAGATTAACTTATACAATACAACAAGGAAATGGATTATCTCTTGATAATGATGTTATTTATTTAAATATTGATAATGAAACAATCAAGAATTCTAATGGATTACATATTGATTTATCAAATATTTATAGTGATGTTATATTAACAAATGATAATATATTACAAATAGATAATGATCAACTTTCTATTATTTCTCAATATTCAAGAGGAGTATCTAAAGGAGATAATAATACTATTAAGAATGATGATGGAATGTTATATGTAAATACTGAGAATTTACAATATGCTAATAATTCTACATCAACTTATGGTATAATAATTTCTAGTGATAATAATATATCAATAAATAATGGAGTATTATCATTAAATCAAGATAATCTTACAAAGGCTTCTAATGAAGAATATGGTATCTGTCATGGAGATGAAATTACTGTTTCAATAAATAATGGTATATTAGAAGTAAATACTCAAAATCTTGAAATAGCATCTGAATCAGAGTATGGAATAATTAATATTGATAATTCTAAAATATTATCAGATAATGGATTATTAAGTATTAATACAGATAATCTTAATATAGCAGATAATAAAAATATTGGTATTATTGATATTGATAATTCATCTATTAAATTAAATGATAATAATCAAATAACTATTCCAGATTATAAAAAATTTAATGATGATTTAGATGGTTTAATTAATGATATAAATAGTAATATTACTGATTTAGATAATTTAAAAGATGATCTTTTATCTAAATTAATTTAACAATAAATCGTATTTTTATATATAGAAAGATAACAACATATACATATGAAGACACAATTAGGAAATACTACTAAATCTTTTGGTAAAGACTATAATATTTCTGTTTCTAACATTGGTGGAGATGGAGTATTAATGGCTTATTCATATCTTAGAGAAAATACTATAATAATTGATTCTAAAGTTGATTCTAATTTTGAAGACCTTGGAAGTTATAGTTTATTTGTTACTGATTCTAATGGTAATCCTGTTAGATTAACTTATACTATACAACCAGGTAATGGTCTTTATGCAGATCCTGCTGATACAGATGTACTTAGAATGGTTATTGACCAATCATCTATCATGGCAAATGATGGTGATGAAATTTATGTTAATAAACATAATATTATTGATAATAATACTTTAACAGTTAATAGTGTTGAAGATACTGAAGCTAAAAGAGGTAGAATTGCAGTTGTAACAGCAAATCTTGATAAAGCATCTAATAGTAGATGGGGTATTACTAAAGCAGATGAAGTTACAACATATATCAATCCTGAATATGAAATAGATGAAGAAACAGGAGAAAGAAAAATTGATCCTGAAACTGGTGCATATGTATTAATTCCTACTGGTGTTATTTGTGTAAATACTCAAAATCTTGATACTGTTGATGATACATTAAATAGAGATGGTATAGTAAGACATAGTTCAGAAATGTTTAGAACTATTGAAGCAAAAGATGGTAAATTAAATGTTCTTACATATAATCTTGATAAAGCTTCTTATACTGATTATGGTGTTATTAAAACAGATAATGTTACAATTCAAGCAGATGATAATGGTGTTGTAAGTGTTTTAACTGCTGGTCTTGATCATAGTAATAAATCAAATTATGGTATTTCTAAAGGTGATGAAGTAACAATTAATTCTGTTGATGGTATATTAACTGTAAATACAAGAAATTTAAGTTATGCTACTTATACTCAACCTGGTATAGTTATAGTTGATTCATATTCTATGACAGTAAATGATGGTAAGATTGAAGTTAATAGATATAATGAAATAGAATCTATACTTGATAGAAATAATCCAGAACATGATTTATTCCGTTCAGATATTGAAGATTTAAAGAACCGTGTTTCTAAACTTGAAACAGCTGCTCTTCAGGAAGTAATTGAATTCTTAATCCCAGTTGGAGATCCAGAAACATCACTTCCTCAACCAATATTTGATAGAGAAACTTGGACAGTTAATCATTATAGTAATAGAAAAACTATATCATTTAGTATTAAGACTAATTGTAAATTCAATGTTAATGTTGAATATAAGAATGGTACAAATGATTATTCACAAGTTGAATTAATTAATGTAAGATATGGTGATGAAGATACAATCCCATCTAATCAGTTAGCTAATACAATATTTAATGCAACAGGAAATACTATTAAGACTCTTTACTTTACATTTGCTGTAAAGAACTATGATAAAGATGATAATCTTGCAAGTATTAATACTCAAGCAATTATTTCTGCTGCTTCTATTAATGACTCTTCTATTAAACAGACTCAATTCCACATTTTTAAATGTTGGAATAATAAAGCATTTGAAGAAGATAAACCAGTACCACCAGAAATACCAGAAGAAATTATTATACCTGAATCTTATTTAGTAGCACATCCTGGTACTGAAAGATTACAGATTTATGGTAATTCATATAAAGATGCTACATTAGCATATAATAAGACAGCATCAAATAATGTATTCTTTAATACATATATTAATGCTACATATACTTATTGTGAATATGATTCTACTAATAAAGAATATGTATGGAGTTATGAAGAACAAGAACTTAATCAATCTTCAATAATAAGTGATAATGGTAGTTATAATATTCAAATAAGATATAATGAAATTAAAGATGGTGTAGTTAGCGAATCATATAGATCATTAGATTGGTTAACAACAAGCATTACAGCAACATATAATACAACAAGACAATTTAATGTTTTAAATATTAATTCTACTAAACCACTTACAGAGTTCTCTAGATCAGCATATATTACTTGTTATTTATCAACTGTTGATATTGATAGTGTAACTCCATCATTTAAACAGGAATTTAAAGAAGAAGTAATTGATAAACTTAATGTACAAGAATTAGATTTAAGTAGTATAAAAATTGATAGAAATGATATAATACCTCAACAAGATATAACTGGATTCTATAAAAAAGAACTTCAAGTAATTGAAAATCTTAATAATTTATTAGATGGTAAAATTACTAATGAAACTAGTGGTAAAGCTAGTGCTACTTTAAATGCTATAAAAGAAAAGGTTGCTTCAGGAATAACATTAAGTACTGTAAATACTAGAGCAGTATCAAATGTAACATCAGAAGAAGTTGACGCTAATCTTAAAGTATTAGAAATTACTCAACCTACAATTAAGAATGCTAAAAAGAATTTCACTAATTTAACAAATAGTGTAGTAGAAAAACCAGCATTTACATCTGTTCTTGAAAATGATATTAAAGAATATTCAACTTTAAAGAAAGATTTTGATCTTTTCTGTGCTGATGCAAAGATTACAGAAGAACCTAAAATATATAAACAAAATGATTATATAACATACTATTCATATGTTGAAAAATTGAATAAGTATGCTGGTAAGATCATGAATGAATATAATAATTTTGTTGATGTTTCTATTAAACATAAAGAAGAAATAATTACTGTACCTACAGCAAATGTATCATATATTACATTTAAATATACTGAAACAATGGACATTGTACAACCAATCATTAATGTTTCAAGTAGTATTAATTCATCAGATAATGGTATTAAATTTACTGTTACTAGAAATGAAAACTCATTATTAAAGAATAAAGAAAATTATGCTGTTAAGATTTATTATCATTATATTAATAAGAGTGGTGAATTAGTTAATCCTGATGGTACAGTATTAAAAACAAGTACAAATCCAGAAGTTGCTGAATTAAAACCTGGTACATCAACAAATTATTCTAAAGTAATAGCAAATAATGTTATTAATGGTACTAATACAACAACAACTCAAGAAACTATTTATTATAATGTTATTGCTATTGATGGTAGAGTAAATGATAGAACTTCATTCTTAGGTATTGGAGATAAAGATGCTGGTGTAATATATTATGGTGGTTGGTGGCCAAATATAGATGATAAAGGAGGAGTTTCAAATAAGACAATTGAAGATAATATTTATGCTGTTTATAAATTAACTGGACAAGATGCTTCATTTGGAATATTCTCACAAAAACATTCATTCTGGTCAGTAAATCTTAAAGGTAAAAAAACTGGATATTCACAAGATTTAGCACAAGCAAATGATATTGAATTTGTTGGTTTAAGTAGAACACAATATACTAAAGCTAGCTCTGCTTCTTATTCTAATAAGATTACTATTGGAAAAAATGTATATATAGCTGGTACTTTTGGAAATGATTTTAATAATCTTCAATATAATTTAAATAATGCAGCTAAGCAATATTATACAAATAATAAAACTTCATTAAAATATAGTGTTAATAATATTACCAATAAAGTTGCTAATAATGTAACTGGTATTAAGATTAAATCTGTATCAGTATCTCCTGATGCATTCTATGTAACTCCTACAGTAAATTATACTTCTAGTGGTTCATGGCAATCAACTGGTGGAGAAAAAGATCATGATAATGAATCAAAGAAGAAGTATACATTTGGTAATGCAAGAATAGTTGGTGTAAGTATTCCTAAATGGGATGACTTTGCTATGAATATAACATTTACTATTGCTCAAGGAAGTGAAACATATATACCAGATAATACAAGTCTTATTGAATTAACTGGTTCATCAGCTGGTAGAAGTAATATTATATTCTTACAAGGAAGTAAGAGTTATGAATATAGTCAATTCTATAATAATCTTCAAATTGAATGCTCTACTTGGAAGAGTAATACATGTACAGTAACATTTAAATTATCAAATCCATATAGTTTAAATGAAACACCTGGACTTGAAACTAAAGAATATTTCTATAATAGTAATACAAATAAGTTAGATGTTGTATATGTAGATCAAGAATTATTATTTGATGGTAAGAAGAATAGAAATTATATTAAATCTAATGTACCATTATTAAGTAATATAACTAGTATTAAATTCTGGTTAGGTGTAACTTCTAATGATCTTACACTTGAAAAGACATTTATTTCATCATTATCTTCAATTGGTACAGAAGTATTATTAAATGGTAAATATGATGCTGGTTGTGGTAAATCTATTAATGTAGTTAATGCTAATTATAATACATCTAGTTCAGTAGATTTAACAAATTCAAATTTAAATAAAAACAAACCTACAACTACTACTTCAACAAATGCCTTAACAGATAAACTTAAAAAAGATTTTAATAACACATTAAATAAATTAAATTAATTCTAGAATAATATATGTCTAAATTAGGGTATATACAAAATTCCTATGGTAAACAATTTAACATAGGTATTTCAAATACATATGGAACTAATATATTATCTGGAATTAATCTTCCAGCTAATACATTAATTATTTCTTCTCCTATAGATGAAGATAATAATGATATTGGCTCATATTCTATTTTTGTAACAGATAGTTTAGGAAATCCAGTTAGATTGACATATACTATTTCTCAAGGTAATGGTTTAAATTATTCTCAAGAAATTGATTCATTAAAATTAGATATCGATAATGATACTATCATTGAACAAAATCATCAATTAACTGCTAATATTTCAAATCTTATTGATAATTATACAATAAAGTATGAGAATGATAAAATTGATATTGATTTAAATAATATTAATAAATCATCAGAATATAATAGAGGATTATTTAAAATTGATGATAATACAATTAAATCTGATAATGGTAAAATTTATGTTGATACTGATAATTTAAAATATGTTAATAAAAATACTTCTTATGGTATTTGTATTGGAGATGGAAATACTATTATTTCAAAACAAGGAGTATTATCAATAAATCAAGATAATTTAAGTATTGCTAATAATGATCAATATGGTATTGTAAGTGGAGTAAGTGATAGTATAAATTTTGAAGATGGTGTTATTAGTGTAATTACTGATAATTTAGATAAATGTTCAGCGGATAAAAGTGGAGTAATATCAATTGATAATTCAACAATTAAATTAAATTCATATAATCAATTAACTATAGATACTGAGAATTTAAATAAATTATCATTGACTAATAAAGGAGTATTTAAATATGATGATAATGTATTTAATATTGAAAATAATTCTTTAACAATAAAGGATAATGAAAAATTTATAAATAAAATATCTACAATAAAAAGTAAAGAAGATATTTTAAAAGATAAAATAAATAATATAAATCAATTATTAGATACATATAAAGTTGGTATTATTAAACCAATGATTTTAGATTTTCATTGTTGTGATGTTACTACAGCAGTTCTTGAAAAACCAGATGCTTTAAATGAACAAATCTATGAAATGAATTTCCAATATATTAGTGTTGATTTTATAATAGCAACTAATTGTCCATTTATTATAAGTGTTAAATTTGAAGATAATATAGATCCACAAGTATCTCTTTATGAGATTAATTATGATAATAAACATATTTATCATGGAAATAATGGTCTTATAGAAATTTATCAGACAACTGAAGAACAGAAGATACTTATTAAATTTACATTTATTGCAAAGAATTATTATAAAGATAATCCTAAAGATTTTTCAAATAAAGTTAAGATAAAGATTACAGTTTCTTATTTGAATGATTCTACAATTAATAAATCAATATTATATTCAATAGTAAGATTTAATTCTGGATATAATGAAGAAATTGTATATGATGAAACTAATATTGAAAACTTAATATAAAAAATCACCGATTAATATCGGTGATTTTTATTTTTTAGAAACCAAGACCAGCGAGACTTCGTTTAACTGTACCTTCAAGAAGTTTACCAACCCAAGTATTACTTTTTATATCTGCTCCATCAGTAGCAAAAATATTATTTGAATTCATCATTCCGTTTGCATGCCAATCAAGAGTAAATGTATTAGGTTTAGCTAATGAATAATCTAATTCTTTAGTTTCAATATTATTTTCCTTAAATTGATTAGATCTAGGTATTTTTTGTATATTAGTTATATTATTTTTTACAAATAAATTTACATGAGCTAAATCTTCATCAATTTCTTTATATTCTAATGTTTCATTAAATTCATTTAAATCAGCCATATCTCTTGGTATTTCAAATTTCCAAGGAATATCTTCATCATATTTTGATATATTATATTCTTTAAATTCATTTTCAAATGCAAAAGATAAAGGAATATCAGATAATGTATTATTTAATGAACCATTTTTTATTCTAGCTAATTTTTCATTAAAATAATCTGATTTAAATTTTTGTCCATTTAAATTTACTAAACCAAAATCATAATCATAAAGATTACCATTAATAGTACCCTCAGATATTCTATTTAATTTTTTATCAAAATATCTAGATGATGGACCAAAATTATAATCATATAAATTACCATTAATAGTACCTTTAGATAATCTTCTTAATTTTTCTTCAAGATAAGCAGTATTTACTTTTTTACCATTTTTTATAAATGTAGAATAATTATAAGCATAAATATTACCTTTAAGAGTACCAGTTTTTAATTCTTTTAATTTATATTCTAAATATGGAGTATTTAATCTAAAACCATTATAATATGATCTCATATAATCATAATCATATAAGTTACCACCTATAGTACCTTCATGTAATCTTCTTAATTTTTCTTCAAAATATTTAGTATTTATTCTTTCACCATTTTCAATTGTTCTTATAAAATCATAATTATAAATATTACCTTTTTTAATACCTCCTTGTTTAGAGTATTTTAATTTTTCTTGATAATATTTAGACTTTATTTTAGTATGGTTTTCAAAAAGATTTTGATTACCTCTACCATATTTATCATGAGCTTCAATATAATAAGTTTGATAATCATTATCAATATCAGCTGCTATTTTATCAAATCTATCTCTAACTCCATTTTCTGTAGTAAAATCATATAAACCATTTTGTCCAATAATAAGATGTTCATATTCATTTAATCTTGTTTCATAAACTCTATCATAATTTATCTTTATTTGATTTTTACCAAGATTAAATAAATTTTCATTTGTAGGAGCATCATTAAATTCATTTAAACTATTTACATCAAATTCACAATTTTGAAAAGTTAATAATTTAAATGACATTATATCACCTTTATTATCAAAATCAATTTCTTTATCTTTAAATTCTACACCAGATTTTGTAGTAAATTTTTCTTGGAATTTTTTATATGGTATATGACAGAATATAATTTGCATTTCAAATTTTCTAAGATTTGCAGGGATTATTTCTTTATTTTTTATAGTATTATAACAAGCAAATTTATATAAATCAAATAATGTACCAAGACGCATATCAATAGAATCTTCCATACATTCAATTTCAATTGATTTTTCTCCAAAATCATCATTATTTACATATGAACCTTTAATATTATTTAATCCATTAACTGTTTTAAAAAACCAAGGAGTTTTAGTAGATATATGTGCAAGAGACATTACAAAATCTTGTAAAGCTTCTTTCCTACTTGATAATAATTCTGAACTATATAAATTCATTTGTTCACATAATGATAAATAACCATATGCTGTATTAGTATTTCTATTAGAATTAAAAATACCTCCTAATAAACCATAGTTAGTATCAAAATTAAAGAATATTTTAAAATAAAAATGACCTTTAGAAACAAATGGATTTAACTGTTTTCTCCAATTATCTAAATCTTCAAAATAATTATTTACAGAATATCTAGGAAATGAATTTAATATATTTAATGAATTAAAATCATTATCTTTATTAACACCATATTCCCAAATATCTGTATCTTTAGTTGATCTTTCAGCTTCTAAATTTAATCCTTCTATAGTTAATTTATCATCATCTAATCTACTATTAAAATCAGAATTAATTTCTCTAAAAGAATCAATATCTCTAGAACTATTATATTCAAATGTATCTAATAAATCAGCCATATTTATTCTCCATAAATTTTATTTTGAAGTTTATAACTAAAAGTATTCTTTAATGACATTAAATCATCATTATATTTTGTATCTTTATTAATATAATTTAAATCTTTCCAAATCTCTAATCCTGTATTCTTATTTCTAAATTTTACTTTACCATTAACATAATCAATATAAATTACTTCAAAAGCATCTTTAACATTATCTTCATCTAAATAAATATCTTCAAATTCTTTAAATTTACTTAAATATTCATAATTATTCCAATAAGATGATAAATCAATAGTTTGTGTTTCAAAAGGATATTCTAAATTTCTAATCATTACTTTTGAAGATTTCCAAAATTCATTACCTTTTATTTCAATAAATTCATGAGTATTAATATATTCATCATTATCAGCATTAATTGATTTAAGATATTCATTTAATGCTTCTGTATATAATTCTATATGAATATTATCATATTTATTTGAAACAAAATCTTTAAATTTTGTTTTAGATGAATTATATTCTAATTTATTATATTTATTAATACTATTACCTATTAACATAATTAAACTTCAGGTGGTAAATTTACTGATGTATATTTATTTAAAATATTATTACTAATACCTTTCTTAATTAAATATAAAACCTGTTCAAATTTTTGATATCCAGCATTATATATTAATTCCATACCATTTATATAATATAATCCAGATAATGATGGATTAGTTATACCATTATTTTCATCTGCTACCATTGCTCTTTGCTCGAATGTTTGTCCAGGTGCTTCAGTAGGAGTATCTTTATCAATTGTTGTGGCATTATTACCATTATTTATAATTGCTTGTTTATTAATAGCATTATATTCATTTATAATAACTTCTACTAACATTCCTCTTTGAAGAGTATAGTTTGCATGAACTAATTTAACTTTTAATATTTTACTATTTAATTTATTAAAATAGTTTTTAATAATTTGTGCCTGATATAAATCACATACATCTTCTTCACTTTGTTTTACTCCAATAAATTCAATATTTTCATATTGATATTCTTCAAGACCTTGTAAACCATCAATAGAATTTTCAAATACTTGTATTTGTTCTTGTGATATTGTATTTTGTTCACATGGAGAAGATAAGTAATAATATCTATTTAATGTACCTTTATTTAATATATTTTCATTATTTACAATACTAAAATATTCTTGTATTTGTAAATTATGAGAACCAGATGTTTCTTTTGAATTTGTAATAATTCTATATACCTCTTCTAATTTTTGTTCTGGGACTTTATTATTTGGTAAATCAGTAACAACATCTCCTCCAATAACTTTTATTGATAATTGTTTAACATTTATTTCTTCTCCCATTATATAAGAAATATTTGCCATTACAAGATAACCAAAATTATCTATCCATACATCAAAAATACTATCTTCATCTAATCCAGCATATTCTAATTCATTTAAAAGATAATTTTTATATGTATCAGAATATATTTGTCGCCAACGTTTATCTTCAATTTCTTTACATTTATCAGTAGCAGCAAAACCAAGTTTACAATCTTTTGCTATTTTTTCAAGCATCTCATAAGTTGAAAGTGGTTTATCACCAAGTTGAGTATATTTTACTTGCTTTAATTCATTACATTTATATTCACCATAATAAGTAACTGTATCATCTTCATCAAATTTACAATCAGTAATATAAAAATCCATTGATATTTTTTTATTAGCACCGTCAACTGGAGCAGTCATTATTACAGTAATAACATTATTCATTCCAGGAACATCAGTTGCCTGAATATTTTTATCTGGATCATCAATTTTAAGAACTATAGTAGGTAAAAAATCTTTTATATAAATAGTTAAATCATATACCTTTTGAGGCATTATAATTTTATTATTTACTTTAAGAATAGGAACTAATATACCATTTACTTTTAATGTACTTGTTGTATCTCCATTATCACCAACTTCTGATTCATCATCATAATTATAAGGCATTACTACTGTACTAAATTTAAATTCAGGATCAAATACAACAATAGGATCTAAAGGATTTTTTGGTTCTATAAATTCTATTGATGTATTTTCAGCAGCAGTATTTGGATTTTGATTCATATTAATAAATTACTATTCCTAAATTTTTATCAATGTAATAATTCTTATCTTCTACAGTTTGATCACCTGGTGAACGTCTTTCATTCTTTAATTTTTGTAGATTTTTCTTTTTCTTAGAAATTGTTTCTTTTGTTGTATCTGATATCTTTTTATTTTTTCTTCCTGTTTTATATTCTTCAAGTAAATCATTTTCGGATTGAGAACCAAGTAATGATTTATTAATTTCATCAATATCTGGTAAATATAAAACCATCCCTTTATTTAATTCAAATGGATTAGATATTCCATTTATCTTACAAATTACATCGCCATACTTATCATCGCCATATACAGCTAATGCTACTAAATCAGGTCTAGCAACATAATTTTCATCAATAAGTACTGGTCTTGCATTATTAAAATTAACACCATTAAATGTTTTACAAGACAAATCAATAAACTTAGTAGATTTATTATCTTTATACTTTGTTAATATTGGTTTTTCTTCTAAGATAAGATAATCTAACATTATTAAATAAATACCTTTATATATATAAAAATAAAAATGATTGACAAATATTATGTCAATCATTTAATTATTTTAGTATTTTTTGTTTATTAATCACCAGTCTGAACATCTCCAGATGATTGTTCTTCAACTTTAATATAAATTATAATATCTTTTCTCTTATATACTCCATCTGGATCTCCATCAACAGTAACATTCATTTGATATTTTTGATTTTGTGTATCATTTACACCAATAACATTTAATGAATATTTTTGTCCAACGTTATTTGATGTATCAAGTTTTGTAAAGTAATATAAATTAAAGAATTTATTTTCTTTATCAAGTGTTGCTTGTTGTGTTTCTCCACTAGTATTAATAAACCAATTATTATTCATATATAATGAATTTATTGATACATTTAAATAAGTATCTATAAAACTATTTTGAGCTTTTATTGAAGTTAATCCATTATATAATTCAATCTTTAATGCATCAGTAGCAGAAGCAGCTAATGTATCAACTCCTTGAGTTGTACCTGTTCCAAATTCATTAGAAATAAATTGTATACTCCATCTTTCTGAAATTAATCCAGTTGATGATCCTGTATTGATTGTATTACTATTAGTTTTTGTTAATACTTTTGGATTAACTATATAATTTACTTTTCTAGGAGAATTTGTATCAACAGCTTCATATAAATCAATATCTAATAATTTCTTATTAATTTTAATATTAAATGTAGTATTACTATTATTATTTCTAGTATATCTTGAAGAGTTACCAATACTACAAGTTAATGCTAATGAAATAGAATCATTTGGAATTACTCCATATTCATAAGTATCATTAGTTTCATCATATTGTGTCTGACATAATAACTTATTTACAAATAATATTGAACCAGAAGAAGCATTACTAAATTTAGCTACTGTTGCTGTACCTGTATTTCCTGTAAAATTCTTAGGAATAATTACATCATTCTCTGGTTTAAATAAATAATTATTATTTTGTTTACCATTATCTGAATTATAAGCTATTGTTTTATAAGTATCTCCTTCATTATAAATAACTATAAATTCTTCATTAGTATTTTTATTTTCTATAGCTACTTTAGTATCATCCCATCTTGATGAAATATCTGGATCACCAACACCATAGAAATCCCAATAAATTTTACCATCATTTCCCATTAATTCAATTTGAGATTCAAGATTAAGTAATCTATTTAAATAAATAGGAATTCTTGGAACTAAACTAAATGAACAAGGTATTTCTGTATCATTACCAGTAATTAATGTATAATTAATAGCACCATCAAGATCATTATTTAACAATAAATTATATTGTCTTTCTTGACGAAGAACTTTTAAGAAATAATATGCTTTACATGGAGTATATGAAATTGAACCAATACTTCCACTTTCAGATTTAATTTTAAATACTAAATAGAAATAATCACTATCAGCATTTACCCATTGTGGAGATTCTGATGTTCCAAGATTAAATATACCATTTTTATCACCATACATTGCTGTTGATGAAAGTATATTAAATACTTTTTGTTTACCAAAATCTCTTGTTAATTCTTCTGTTGGTATTAAGTATGAATCTTTATCATTTGTATTAACACTAAATTCATTAGTATTTAAATGACTATTTTCTGATGGTTTAGATGCTGAAGTAATATTATTTAATACACTAATATTATAATATTTTTCAACATTATCATTTACATAATAGAATGATTTATCAGAATTTTCACCAACCTTTATTTTGTTATTTAATAAAACTTCAAGATCAGTAATTTCTGAATTAACATCTACTCTACCACTATCATTAGTTTCATCAATTAAAATACTTCTTTCACTAGTATCACTTTCTATTAAACCTAAATATTCTACACTAAATTCTGAACCACAATATGTTCTAATAAAATCATCAAATATAATTGCTGTTTGTGGACCTGGTGATTGTTTACCACCTGTAGCAATAGAATTAATATAATCACCATATGATATTGTTCTTACACAATAGTTAATATTATTTGATGTAGCATTATTATAATAATTACCATGTTCAGAATCATCTCCTTTAACCCAATCTGTACCATATTCTACACCATTACCAAAATCATATGTTCCATTTGGCATTCTTCTATAAAGAGACATATTTCTAGAATTTGAATCAAGGAAATAAATATGATTTTCTACTTCTTTCTTTAATTTAACTTTAAATGATACAATAGTAGGAGTTATTTGTCTTGAAACATTATCATCTTTATAATAGAAAATACAATAAATATTAAATTCTTTATCGCTATTAGTTGTTTGAATAGGAGGAATATAATAATATTTATTATTTTCATATACTATTTTACCATATTCTGGAGATTCACATTTTGAAAATTCTCTACCACTAAGAGTATAATTACTATCATTTGCAATAAAGAAATATGGATATATACCATATTCTTGACCATATTGTAAATTAAATGTAATTTCTTTTTTAGAAGATTCATCATTTATATAATATGGCATTGCAATTTCATTAGCATTAGTATATATTTTACCAATTTTTGTTGTACTAATTGCTAAATCACTTGGATCACCAGAAATTACTTCAACATTTCCAAATTTAACTGAAGAAACAGTATTATTTGTTTTTTCAATTGTTAAATGGATTTGAATTTCTGTACCTGTAAATGATTGTCCTGTAGCAGAATCACTTTCACCAGCATGATTAATTGTAAAATCAATAAATTTCTGGAATGGATCAAAATTACTAAGATTTGTAATATTTGATTTAATATCATTATACCAAGTTTCTATTGGTTTATAATTACCTGTACCAATAATATCCATATCAATAGTAAAGAATTTCCATGATTCTCCACTCATTTCTATAGAATCAATATTTAATCTATCAATAGAATTTATAATAGCAGTATTATCAATAGCATTTGAAATTACTGTCATTTCTCCAGGGTTATTTGATGCAATAACACTAAATATATGATTATCTAATGATAAATTTTTATAATAATTATAAACAGTATCATTTGATTTATTTAAATAATATGGACTTCTAGTTGTTGTAGGAGTTAATATTACTTTTGCTCTATTACCACTTTTTATACCATAATCAGCTTTATAGAACTTATATTGTCCAGTACTTTCATCATAACCAAGAAGGCTTTTCTGAGCATCATCAGTAAATGGTGTACTAGCAGTATCATTATCTGGATAAATTAATTCAATATAATCAGAAGCTCTAGAATTTCTTCTATCCCAATGATCTGTATAATAATCAATAGTAACAACTCTCCAAGTTAAATAATTTAATAAATCAACAATATCAGTAGAATCTTTAATAGTACCTTCTTCTGACCATCTTGGTTTTAATGTTAAAACATCAGTATCACCAGATGGTTGTTCATCCATATCTGAAAGATAATCATATTTAGAATTAATCCAGTCAATAGTATTATTTAATGGATTATCTGATAAATTAGCATTATCAATACTATCTTTATAATCAGAAAATTCTCCTGCAGGTGTAACACCAGCAGCATTCCACTTTCTGATTTTAGTAGCCCAAGGAATATTTGTATTTTCCCAATCAATATTTAAAGCTTCTAAAAGTTTGTATGTATCAGCAGCATTTGGTGTAATTAAACCATCAGGAATCTCTACACCATTTGTCCACTTTTCATTTTGATTATAATCTATTCTTTTACTCATATGTTATTTAATAAATTATTTACTTTATAATCCAAGTTAAATTACTTGTATAATATTTTGGAGATTCATATACTTTATATAATATACCATTATAATTAACATCAACATCATATAAATTATATGAAGATAATATATTAATAAATTTACAACTTATATTTGATGATTTCAAAATAAATTGTGGGTTTGATAAAATATAAGGAACAATAAAATAATGTTTTCTTATATTATTAGTTTCACCAGTAGTTAATTCTACTCCATTTTCATCATAAAGATTATCTGTTGTAAAATCAAATGTATAATTATTAATATTAAATGATTCACCACTATCACAGAATATTGGATATTTAAATTTAATATCACAAATCTTTAAATTAGTAATATATGTTTTATCATAATCTGTTAAAAATATTTTAACAGGAACTAAAGATATAATACTATTTAAATCTTTTACAACTTCAATATCAACAGGAATTGTTAATCCATGTTCTTTACCATCACATGTTATTTCAAAAGCAGTTAATTGTGATCTATTAAAATCTTGTGTATCATCAAAAAATACTTTATAATAAGGAGAAATAGTTGAAAATAATGCAGTATATTTTAAATTTATATATTTAATTGTAACTTTTGCTAACATTGATACTTCATAAATATCATTAAATTTAATTACTTCTGAAGTTGTTACTCCTCCAAGTTCTTTTTCAATACCAATATATGCATCTTTAATATCAATCCAATGTTCTCCTAATAAAATACCATTAGTAATCATTAATTTATCATTATGATAATAAATTGAAGAATCTTCTAATGTTATATCTCCTTCAGATTCATTTTCATTTTGTTCTGGATTTACTATTAAATTACCTTCTATTAATTTTTTAATATTAGGATTAGCAATAAGTTCTTCTACAGCATTTTTTGTATATTCATTTCTAAGACCATATCCACTAGCGATATGAGTATCTCCAACATAAAGACTATTATTGTCATCATCTGTAACAACAACATTGATTTGTCCTAAGTTTTCAGTATTTATATTATTTGGTGAGTCGACTACTTGATAATCGACTAATTTACCTTTTATTTCTTGTGACTTATTACTCATTTTAATAATCTTTATATTTATTCTTGTGAAGCTTCATCAGATAATAATGTTGTTGAATTCAATATACTACCTGTTGATGTATAATCATAATTTGCTGTAATTTCAACCATATAATGTTGAGGTTCATTTACAAGAGAATCTCTTAAATCAAAGTAAATACCCTTTGTAATATTATTTACGGTTTCATTATCTAAGTAATATTCAAATACAATAGGAATTGAAACTGATTTACCAACTTCAACTTCAATATATCCATTATAATTACCATTTGTAAGAATAGTATTTCTACCAGTAATATCAGGATATAAGAAAGCACCAATAAATGTATTAGTTGCTGGATTTACTCCATTTACTGTATTATTAGCAATAAATTCAGAAATTGAACTTTCACTATCTAACATTACTAAATGACCATCTAAATTAATACCAGAAATATCTTCAAAACGGTTAATATAATTATTTGAAAGATTCTGTTCATATAAGAAGAAGTCAATATCTCTTGTACTATATAATTCAATATTAGATTTATCAGGATTAAATTTATCAGATAATGTATTAAATGTACCATCACCTTGATAATCAAGACCAATCCAAGTTGATTCAATCATTTCTTTAATTTCTCCAGTATTACGTTTTCTATATCCAAGAAGTGGAGAATCAAAATCTCTCTTCATATAAGTATTAATACCATTGAATATTAATTTAGTAGCAGTTGTTGTAAGTGCTTTATAATCTTGAAGATCTTGTGATTCATTATCATAATATATCTTTTTACCAGTATATGGATTATCTTGACGGAAATAAATCCATTGTCCAAGAGTCTGATAACTTAATGTATTATCGATAAATATTGGAACTCTTTCATAATGATGTATATATTGTTCATAGAATTCATTATTAGAAAGAAGAAGAGGAATATCTATATTTCCTGGGAATATTGAATAAAGTTTTACATTACTTGTACCAGTATTCTTAATAACAATATTCATATACTGTTTTACAAAAGCATCAGTAATATGATCATTATTATAAATATTTATCTTATTAATAGCATTATTAAATAATTTAACAGTTTTATCATCAAATGTTACATATACTTCATATTTTCTATTAAATTCTGCATCAAGTATACTCTTAGCATTTTCAATATCATTACTCATTGTTGAAAGCTTATCTTTAAGAGAGATAAGATTATTATCTGATGTATTAAAACCAGAATAAATATTTTCTGGCATATGATAATAAACAACATTATTTGATTTTAAAGCGTTGTTTACATGTTCTTGATAACCATCATTAATAAGTGTCTGACTAAATCTTGAAGAGATTAAATCATTATCATTTTCAGATAATATTGTTGAAAGTTGTAGATTATCACTAAATTCATTAGGGAATACAACTGTCATTTCTTCACTCCAAGGAGTATATAAATTAATAAAAGGTTGACCAATATTATATTTATATCTACATCTAAGTACTACATCTTCACCCTGTACAATAGGAATATCAATTTGATTCCATTTAATTACATTCTGTGTTGATGAATAATCTTTAAATTCAATAGTAAATCCAGATAATGTTGAATTAAATACTAATTCTCTTTCTCTTTCTATTGTATCAAGTTTAATCCAATCTGTAAATATATTTGAATTAATATTTGTTACTGTTGTAGTTTCCTTAGTAGGAGATTTATATTTATATTCACATTCAAGACCAATTATTTCTACTTTATCACTTTCATTAGTATGTAACCAAGTTTCAAGATCATTTACTTTAGTTATACCTCTAATTCTATATTTAGTATCTTGTCTAGCAATTTGAATATCATTAGAAATAGAATTGATATTTTCAATAGTAGAATTTAATTGTTTTTGAAGTGTTACTTTCTGAGCATAATATTTATCAAGTTTAGCTTTAAGTGCTTCTTGAGAAATTTGAACTTCTTGTGAGAAGTCAGTATTTATAAGTGTTGAATAAACATTATTGATATTATCTTGAAGAGAAGATAACTGAGTATTTAATTCATTCTTCTGAGTATGAAGATTTATAATATCTTCACTTGTTGAATCATCAATAAGGTGTTTATTAATTGGAAGAACTTGAAGTATACCATCTTCCATAAATGTATCATTTACAAGAGATTTAATTGTTGTATTTTCTTGAAGAGATACAATAATATCATTTGTAAAATTACTTATCTGAGGATAAATAGTTTCTGAAATACCAATAAGAATATCACCAATATTTGTACAATACTTATTATAATATTCCATATAATTCATATGGTTTCCTGTAGTATCAAGAATAGGATTACCATAAGCATCATACATTTTAATTGAACTTAAATCAATTAAATATGGAGCAGAATATAAACTTCTTGTATTATTATAAACAAGACTTAAGAAAATACAAATATATTGATTTTCTTCAAGTGGAACATTTACATAATGATATTTATTAAAATTAGAAACATAGTATTGTAATTCCATGTTATTATTCTCATCATATGTCTGAAGATTAACATGACCAAGAGTTTCTGATATTGATATTGTCATTTCTTTAATATCAACATTAGTAACTTTATAAATTACAGTTTCATTAGGTAAACATACACTATCACCAACAGCAAGAGTTAATTCTGTACTTTCATCTTCTTGTGAATGATATTGAAGACTATCTTTAATTTTTAATACATAATGTCCTCCATTATCATCAGAAATAATACTATCAATTTTAAATGATGATATATAAGCTTCACTCTTTATAGGTAATTGTAATTCACTTTCATATTCTTCATAATCTATTCCTTTAGTATAATTATATAAAGCAGCTACATATTCTGAATATGAAGTTAATCTTAAATTATTAATTTGTGAGAATATATTATAATTTGAAAAGACTATCTTTTTCATATAAATCTTTTCAATATTATCAGGAAGATTATTTATGTTTAATTTTAAGAATGTCTTAGGAGAAACTAAGTCTTTAAAGAATGTATTGTCAGTAATAGATCCATGAACATTAGTTGTTGAGAATTCTGGTACAAGAGGTGCTGTAGAACTTTTTACAAGTTCTAACTTAGTCATACTATCTTTTGTATTAAACCATGCTTCTCCTGATTCAGGAATATTAAATAAATTATTGAAATTATTTTCTAAGTTCTCTAACTTACTTTCTAAATAAAATAATGAAGGTATGGTCAAAGTCTTTTCTTCATTATCAACAGTAACAGTAACTGCTACATTTGTAGATGTTGAAGATAAACTCTGATTCATAGCTTCAACCATACTAACTGCATTATTATACAATTTAGTAAGTTGAACATAATATTCTTTTAATGAATTATTTATCATATCTCTATTACTATATTATTTCCATTTATATACAAGTTCGTTAAATAAAGTATTTACTTTTTCTTCAATAGTAGCATCTAAATTATTTAACTTTTCTTTCATTTCATCATTATCTTTTTTATAATCATCTAATTTCTGCTGAAGAATTTGAATATCAAGATTATTCTGTAAATTAGCAATAATTTGTTCAAGTTTAGTAACTTTAGTAGAAAGATTATTTACTTGATTAGATAATGTTGATTGCATAGATAATACTCTAGCATAAGTTTGGAATGCTTGTTGATTATCTATTTGTGTGATATCATTATTATCATATTTATTAGAATATGGGAATGGTTTAAACTGTGAAGAAATTATTAAGCTCCAAGATGGTGCATATTTAGAATTAGGATCTCTCTTTAATTCAATAACTTCATCACTAAACCAAATACCAAGAGGATTATTAATACTTCTCTTTTCTTTATCTGAATAATCCATATCTTGTTTAAGAACTAATTCATCATTTTCATAAGTATAATTCTTTAATTCAAGATTTTCTGGAAGATTAGTATTATCATCTATTTCATTAAAGTTTGTTTGATAATTAATATCTGTGATATCAAATAAAGGAATTATAACATTAAATTTTATATAATTTCTTTCTTCTTCAATATCTTCTAAACTATAAGTTGAATATACACTATATTCATTATTTTCAGTATCAAAAATTGGTTTTAAACTATCATAATCATTTGAATTTTCTAATTCTTCAGATGTCCAACCATATAATACTGTTTTATCTTTATCATATTCAATACTATCTTCTGATTCAACATTCATTTTATATAAAGCAACATTATTAGAATTTTCTTTATAACCTTCACTTGAATCAATAATACATATTGTATCAGTATAAGTTCCTTTAAAATCAAATTCAGTTACTTCACCAATAAATGTAATTTCATAATTAGGATCAAATTCTTCAATAGTTTTGAATAACCATGCTAAAGAATTAACATCAGCTTCTATATCAAATTCTGAAAGATTTTCAGATATTAATTTATCAGTATAAAAATCTCTTAAGAAAGCAAGTTTATTTTCATAATAAGCTACAAGATTACTTTTAATGAATTCTTCTTTTTTACCTTCAGTTTCAAGAGATGGAATATATAAACACAAAAATCTAGATGGATATACTTTCCAATCTGTTGAAAGGAAATTACCAGTAAGAGCTTCAGTAAAATTACTAAATGTTAAGAAATTACTGTCATCAGTTCTTGTATAAAATAAATTACTTTTTCTTTGCATATATAATATTCATATTTCTATAATTAAAAATAATTTATTATAATAATTTTACGTAGGCAAATGAATAAGAAATTTGTGATTTTCTATATTAATTTAGGATAAAATTTAGAAATTATGAATGAGATTAAGAAACCTCTGGTATTTCCAGATATAGAAACAACTGGTTTAAATAAAGAACAAGATTCTATTATTCAATTTGCAGCAATTAAGGTTGACCCTATAACTGATGCAATTATTGATTCTATTAATTTGTATATTCGTCCAATTGGACCTTATACTATTACAATTCAAGCATATCTTAAACATCATATTAAACCAGAAGATTTAAAAGATAAACCAACATTTCCAGAAGTAGCTGATAAAATTAGAGATTTTATGGAAGGTTGTGATATTGTAACATATAATGGAAATGGATTTGATTTACCTTTCTTAAAATATGAATTTATTAAAGCTGGTAAAGATTTTTCATTCTTAAATGTAAATTGTTATGATGCTTATGTTGAGGAAAGACGTAGAAATGGTATAACTCTTGGACAGACCTTTAAGAGATATGTTGGTTGTACAATGGAAGAAGATGGATTAAAACCCCATGATGCTTTCAGTGATGTAAAGGCAACTCATAAAATTTTCTCAGCTCAGCAAAAGATACAGGAATATGGACCAGAATCTGTATTAACTGAAGATAATAGTATTATTTTGACTGAATTTAACAATAAAGAATTACCATGTTTTAATATTGGTAAATATAAAGGTTTACCTGTATCTTATATATCAAATGTTGACCAACAATATTTGAAATGGTGTATAAGTGATAAGAGTAATTTTGTAAATTCAACAAAGAATTATATTAGTAAATATATAAAATAAGATATGGAATTAACAATTAATATAGATGAGAAAAAGTTTTCTGAATTACTTAATAATGAATTAGATAAATTCAGTGAACAAGAATTACATGAGATTTGTCGTAATGGTTTAATTAAACAATTATCAGATCCTGAACAATTTGCACATTTATTTGTTAAAAAAGAATCTGGTTATGGATATTGTAGTGATAGATATTATGCAAATGATTTATTAAAAGAAGCTGCAAAGAAAGTTGAGTTATCATCTCTTTTTGAAGATTTTCAAAAACAAGTATTAACTTATTTGAAAGAAAATCATGATAAGATAATTAAAGATTTAATGGCAGATATATTTATTTCTGGTCTTTCTAATCATTTATATAATTCTGAATTTGCTAATCAAATGAGAATAGAATTCTCAAATCAAATAGCATCTGTACAGCTACAGAATGATGAAAAAATTAATAATGCAATTAATCAATTAAGATAATTAAAATTTAATAATTATGGTTTACGAAAAGATAGATAAACTTATTGCTGAGGCAATGAAGAATAAGGACAATATTAGATTGTCAACACTTAGACTTATTAAGACAAAGTTCCTTGAATATAAGACAAGTAAAGGAGCAAAACCTATTGATGAGAATATTGAAATAAGTATTCTTAGAAAGATGGTATCTGAAAGAACTGATGCTATTGGTTTATATCTTGCAGCAGGTAGAAATGAACTTGCTGAAAAAGAACAAAATGAAATGAATATTATTAAAGAATTCCTTCCTGCAGAAGTTACTGAAGAGCAGATTAGTGAAGCATTTAATAAAGTATTATCATCTGGTGTAGAACCTATTAAGAGAAATATGGGTGTCTTTATTAAAGAAATTAAGGCATCTCTTCCTACTGCTGATGGTAAGACAGTTTCAACATATGTTCAAAATCATTTAAGTTAAGTTATGGTATTTAATATTTATGATGATAATAGATATTATCCTTTAATTGATATTGAAAATTATTATAGACTCAATGAATATGATAATAAAAAATATCAAACTATAAGTATTCATCTTTGTGCAGAAGGATATTCAAAATTTATAATTAATCATTATGAAGATTTTAAAAATGAACAGATGTTAAATCTTTTTCTTAAAGATCTTCGAAAGATTACAGATATGGGATTTACTCTTGCTGAGTATTGGAGAAGAGAATCTGATTATCCTGAAAATTATACATGTGATGAAGCATATTTTGTAGAAAAGAAAATCAGAAGTGTTATTGAACCATTCTGTGAAAAGTGGAATTTGAATATTAATGAAGATTAATTATGTCTGGTAAACAAATAACTGGACAACCTAATACAAAAACAAGATATTTAACTTTTGTTTTTAAATATGAGGATTGTTCAAGAATTAGTTATGATACATTAAATAATTTTATTTGTCATATATTAACTGCAGCAAATAATTATAATGAATGTAATAGACCATATCCATCTTCTTCTAGATATAATATTGATAAAGTATTTAGTTCTATAGATAATCCAGAATTTGATGAAAATGAAGAAATGGAAATAAATTCTCTATAATTATTTTTATATAAAAGATATAGTTTATAATATGAAAACTCTTGTAGATTATATATATGAAAGTAAAGGTCAACCAATAGATGATCAATGGATTAATGATGAAAAACCAGTTATGACTAAAGATGGTCGTCAAGCTATTGTTAAATCTATTGATATGGATCAAGTTCCTAATATAATTAAAGGTGCTGTAAAGTGGAATGATGATCTTCTTGAATATGAATGGTTAGATGATGGAACTTGTAAGAAGGCACTTGACCGTCTTGGAAATCCTAAGAAACCTGATGAAAGTGATAATCTTGTAAAAGCAATTTAAATGAACGAAAAAATTATTGATGGTTATATTTCTCCTACTATAACTGAAGAGAGAAAACTTAATGTAGCACAAATGGATGTATTCTCCCGTCTTATGATGGATAGAATCATCTTTATTGGAAGTGATATAGATTCAAATCTTGCAAATATTGTAAATGCACAATTATTATTTCTTGATTCACAAAATAATAATGAAATAACTATTTATATAAATTCTCCTGGTGGAAGTGTATATGATGGTCTTGCTATTTTTGATACTATACATATGATTAACTCTCCGGTTAAGACTGTATGTATTGGTTTAGCAGCAAGTATGGCAAGTATTCTTCTTGCATGTGGAGATAAAAGATATGCTCTTCCTCATTCTAGAATTATGATACATCAACCTCTTGGAGGAGTAAAAGGACAGGCAAGTGATATTGTTATTACAGCAAATGAAATAACAAAAATTAAAGAAGAACTTAACCAAATTCTTGCTACTAAGACAGGCCAAACTCTTGATAAAATATATAAAGATACTGATAGAGATTTTTATATGACCGCACAAGAAGCTCTTGAATATGGTATAATAGATGAAATAATTACTAAATAATATGGCAGATATAGATATTAATGAAATTGGTCGTCAAGGATATAAAATGCTTCAAAATATGCATATCATTGATGAGAAAGAAAAGAAAGATTTAACTCTTAAAGAAAGAGAAGAAATAATTAAAAATCTTTATGAGCATTTAAATATGGCTATAACAAAATGTGGCCAAAATAGAAACCATAAATATGAATTTTTATCATATTTATATCTTTCTGTAATCCTTTATCTGGATAATCTAGATTTAAATAAATTTATTAAAATATCACAAAAATAATTGAATATATTTTAATAAATATTCTATAATATAAATGTAATTCTAATGTTTGTTTGTGGAATTGATATTAACATATAAATTAACAAGTATCAATTCTTATGTTTAACTTTTAAAAATTAAAATTGAATGAAAAATCAAAAATTGATTACAGCTGCAGATTTGACTGATATTCTTGAGTCACCATTTACAGATGATAAGGAGAGAATTAAGTATATCTCTCAGCACTACGGAAATATGAGCATTGCCAAAGCTTTTTCCGTTTATTATGGACTAGATCTTGATGATGATAAGAAGTCCAATAAGAATGTTGTTAATAATATTGAACTCGGTAAAATTTATACTGGTACTGTCAAGGAGTTTACTAAGAATATTATGACATTCGATGTTCCTGGCATAAAGGAGGAATTGATATGCAAAGAACCTTTTGCAACATGTATGGACAGTATCAGAAATTATCTCCTTACCCATGATAATAAACTTATGTTTGAGGTTCGTGAAAAGGACCGTGATAAGTATTATGTAAGTGTTATCAATGCTTACTATAAGGCATGGGAAAATCTTATTAAAAAGGCTATTGACCATGAGGATGGTATCAATGTTCACATTGATGAACTTGTAAAGGGTGGTTATGTATGTCATACAGACATTACTACACTTACTGAACTTACTGGTAAAAAGTACATTTCAAGTGTATTTATTCCTGGTTCACATATTGTTTTGAATATTGAGAGAGATTTTGAGAAGTGGATTGGTCAGGATGTAGTTATCGTTCCTCAGAAGTTTGTTGAATTCAAGAAGGACCTTAAGACTGGTTATACTGAGAATAGTCTTGTTGGTTCAAGAAAGAGAGTACTTCAGATTCTTGGTACTAAGAATATGTTTGACCTCTGGAATGATCTTGAGACTAAGAAGAAGCTTGCTTCTATTGCTAATAAGACTGAAGTCAAATCTGATGTCTATGAAGGAACTGTAACAGGTATTATTAACTCTAATAAGAAGACTGGTATCTTCGTTGAGCTTAATGGAAAGTATATCACAGGCCTTATGCCTATTGATACTTCTGAGCTTCTTGATTATCGTCCTGGTGACGCAATCAATGTAAGAATTGCTGAGTTCGAAGTTCAGGAAGGAAAAGATCCTTTCGTATTGAACAAGAAAAATCAGGTTGTTAAATGTAATGTACGACCAGTTTTCGAAGTTGCATAAAAAAAGAGAGGTTTTAATAACCTCTCTTTTATTTTGTAATACTTATTACACCTGTATAACTATTTGTTCGTTTATTATATAAAATAGTTCCAGAATATAATTTTTCTTCACCTGTTGATGGATCTATATAAGTAAAATATTCTTCTTTACTTTCAATAGGAGGATTATATTCTAAGTTGAATAAATCTCTTTCAGTATAAGTGAAGTATACATTATCATTTTCATCTTTCTTAATAGTATCAAAATATCTTATTTCTTCATTTTGATTATTAATATAAGAATAATAAGATAAATAACCTTTTACTTCTTTAACTTCTGGATGATATTCAAGTTCCTTATTTAAAGTATTCTTTTCAGAAATAGTAAGTATTCCATTATATGAATTGTTATCAGATATAATTTTACCTACATATTTTTTCTTATTTCCATCCTTGTCAATGTAATAAAATTTATCTTTATAAGCCATAGTTATGGAATAATTTATTTGTTAAGGATTAATCTACCAGTAAATTTAACACCTGATTCTGAGTAACATGTAAGAGTACCTTCTGAACCTTTCTTAAGTTCATCTGTTGTTGCCTGTAACCAAACAATACCTTCACGACCAGTATTTGTATTTACAGTGAATACATCAGGAATTGATGAATACCAATAAAGCTGAGTATTAGTAACATTATCTGGAGTAAGAGTATATGAAAGATCATATCTTTGACCAACATCAAGACGGATAGGCTGTTCAAATGCAATACTTGTTACTGGATAACGATTCTTATATTCAATAGTATGTTCATTATCTGCAAGTGCTTGCCATTTATTGAAATAATATGTACCTTCTTCATTACAGAATGTTACATCATAAATCTTTTCAAAAGCTCCTGAATATTCATTCTTTGTAAAGTATTCAGTATTACCATCAAGATTCATTTCTGAATAAGGAATTTCTTCATACTTTTCACCATTTGGAACAAAGATATTTGTCTGTGATGGGAAAGTACAATAAATTGAAGGAATATTAGCTGATTCAAAATCAACTTCTTGTAATGATGTACAACCATCAAATGCTTCTTTACCAATATATTCAATATTTTCACCAATAGGAATTCTTTCAAGAGATGTACAACCTTTGAATGCTCCTCTCTTAATTTTCTTAATTTCTGGTGGGAATGCTATATATGATAATTCTGTACAATTTTGGAATGCATAAGCACAAATTTCATCAGTATTATCAAGACCATATCTTACAACATGTGTATCAGCTTGAGCGAATGTATGAGTATAAGGAACTTGACTTTTATCAGTAAGTTCTACATTTTCACCATCGATGATAAGTTTATTAATCATAATTATATTATATAATTTTATTTTTCTTTAAAAATTGTTACAATTTCATCATGGAGAATATCTTCAGTAACTTCACCATAATATGAATTTGATTCTAAATCAAATTTAGGTTCACCAATAAATATTCTTTCTCTACCATAATTATCTTTGTATGAAAAATATTCATCAACATGTTCAACTGATTCTACTGTTGGATGATAATCTAAAATAACTTTATGTGTTGTAATAGTTTTACCAATATATGAACCATCTAAATCAGTAACAACAATACCTGAATATTTACATTTTTCACCATTACCATTAGTATATGAATAATATTCTGGTACTGGTTCCTGTCCTTCATGCTTTATTAAAGCAATTTTAATATTTCTTTTAATTCCAGCATTATTTGCTGTTGTATTTGAATTCTTATTTGAAAAGGAAAATGTTGCCATATTTTTATAATACCAATTTTATAATTAAAAATAAAATATAAAATGAATTATTAGAAAATGATACTATATTAATCATGTAAAAACAAAGAATATTATGGAGTATATTGGTAAATCTGATAAATTTTACACTCTCTGGGAAGTTAATACAGAAACCCGTACTACAATGCGTGGTGAGACTTATAGAGTTACTACTCATCAGTATATCAAGAATATTTCTTTTGATCTTGTAAAAGCTACCAATAAATATCCTAATGCAATTCTTGATACTTCTCTTCGCGGTCATTCTTCTTGGACTTCTGTAGATTATCCAAAGCCTCCAGTTGATGAATTCCAGGGAGGTAAATATCGTGGAGATAAGATTGCTGAATGTACAGATTATCAATATCTACATTGGGCTTATGACCTTGGTTATATCATTCCTTGGGAAGCTAGAGAAATAGTTCTTGGAATTCTTGAATCACAAGGTTATAGGAAAATTAATGATACTCATATTGCTACTCCTGAAGAAGTAGAAAGAATCGAGAAGAGTTATACTGAATGTGAAGAAGCTCAGAAAACTTTAGAAGAGTTTGGTTCTATTAAGATTGTCGCCAATAAGAATCTTGATGAATTTGGAAATTTGAGTATTGGAAATATCGAATTCAATTTTCCTAATTATAAAGAACTTGAATATGGTGGTTATTCTTATGGACTTCCTATTGATTCTAAAGGAAAAGCTAAAAGAATTAAGAATAAGGAAATTGAAATTATTCCTGAATCTTTTGAAATGGTTATCAGTGAATATGGTTGGGGTGCAACCCTTAATGTTGAAGTAAAAGATTTTAAAATTTTATAATTATGGCTTGTTTAGAAGATTATCCTATTATTGAAACTGCAATTAATTATGGTCTTAATGCTTGGGGAAAGCATGAAGCTATGGCTATTCAAATTGCAAGATTCTGGGTAGATGGTTGGCTTGAAGCTAACAAGGGTAAGGTATCTGAAGAAGATGCCAAGATTATTCGTCGTGGAGTTGATAATTGGATTTGGCTATAATATGGAAAAAACTCCTAAATTAATTAAAGATTGTAAAGTGGGAGATACACTTTACTATGT